TTCTGGTCTGTCTGATGACCTTATCCCCAGCAGTTCCACCAACAGACATGATAATGTTTGCTGCATTTGGATTATGGATAGCAGCACCAGCGCCCGTAGTTGCTTCATCCCAGACATCAGTTTCTTTTCCAAATTGGAAAGTGTTGAAGAATACTGTTTGAAAAGGAGATGTTTTAAATCTATTCTTTGATGAAAATTGAGGTCTCCAATCCGTTTGCTCACCCCAGTGGTCAGCAATATTAATTGTTTCAAATAAAGATCTTTCTTGATTTAAGAAGTCTTGATCTTTCTTATTCCATATTGCCATTTATCAACTCCATTCCGAATCATGATAAACCTTCTTGGCACCTAGGACTTTACGCTCGCCTGAAGGTGGATACACATTCTGAATAATTGCACCAGGATACTCAGACTGAATCATCTCAGTCAACTCTAACCTATCAGGAATCATACCTTCATAGGTCATCTCAATACGATACAACTCACCGTTGTATTCCATATCAGCAGTATACTTTTCTTCAACTTGCTGTTGCTCTGCAGAGTTGATATAAAGATTACCGTTGAAGTCGCCTTTGATGTTGACGCTTTCTGATAAGAATTCTGAGTAGGATTTCATTAGCAATTCCACGCTCTAAGGGACTTATTGATTCTGCTATCTGGATCATTAGCAGTCTTCTTGCTTGTGAGTTTCTTTTTCATACCACTCATACGAGCACAGAAACTCCTCTTACGAGGACCACCTTTGGGTTGGGGTGCTTTCAAATCGCTTCCAGGATTCTCACGCTCATAGGACTTACGTCCTTTTTCATTAAGTCCACCTTCTTTATTTTGCCCTTCTTTACGAGTCCAGGCAGCACCTTCCTTAACATCCTTTTCTCCATCCGACATAGGATGGGGATTGATTGCAGGTGTCTTTGGTGTTTTCTTTTTGTAACTCTCGTGAAAATCCTTGAAACTAATCATTGCTCTTTCAACTCTGGATTATTAGGGCAGTTTGCCTCATGCTTTTCTAACCAAGTTGTAGGTCTCCAATGACCCTTGGGAGGGGTAACTCCACAGTGCTTGCACTTGAATTCGTCACCCTCCCACATTTTCACCTCAGCCATAATGGTATGCTCCTTTAGTTGTTTTCTTAGGAAGTTTGCCGCTTCTCACCTTGGTGCCAGATGTTTCACCGTAACCTTCGGGATGCTTGCCCGCTTTAGTCTTACCGATTGAGTCAGACTTTGCCTTACTACCTTTCTCAGTATAGTGCAGTTTTGCTGATTTGTCAGCATCTTTTGTGATAACAGATTCTTGACCATGCTTACGACCAAGGCGACGCATTACCTTACCGAAACGACGCTTAGACATCTTCTCGGGTTTGGAAGTCTGGTATGAAACCTCACGACCAGTTTCGCCGCTACCATACTTATACTCGCCCACACCTTTCTTGTGACCGATACCATGCTTCTTAAGGTCCTTCTCAAGACCCTTACGCTTCTCACGGTTTGCCTTCTCATCATCGCCACGGTCAGCAGAAATGTGACCAGTAACTTGAGTCTTAGACTTCTGCATCATGCGACCAGTGCGGTTGCCTTCTGCGATGAAATCCTTATATGAGATGGTGCCTTCTTTCTTGATACCAGCAACACGGTCAACTGCACTGCCCAGTTTACGCTTAATCTTGTCGCCCAGAGTTTCTTTCTTCTTAATGTTAGCACCCAGTTTATTCAGACGCTCGGTAGCAGTGCTGCCACTTGATTTATAGGAAGACTGACGCTTGGCATAATCCATATAGGACTCGCCCTTCTTCAGTTTCTTGGGGTCTTCCTTAGGTTTGGATGCTGCAGCCTTATCTTCGCGAGCACGCTGGTTAGCACCAGGACCACCAAGTTTGCGGTCTTGCTCAGGGTCTGGATGCCAGAAGTCACCACGCTCCTGAATTACTTCTTCAGTAGTTGTTTTCTTTCCAGTCACTTTCGCATGAAACTTGATGTTGCTATCAGCATAGTCATTCCCAGTGCTCTGAGCAAGTTTGCCAGGAGTAATACTTTTACGACCAGCACGCTTTGCTTCTCTATCCTTCTCCGCCTTACGCTCCTGTGCCATCAGTTTGCGATATTCATCCTCTTGGATTGTCTCGCCTTCAGCATCAAAAGAATTCATCAGAGCACCCTTGCCATACTTAGCAGTAATGGAGTTTCTTACCATATCAAGTGCTTTCTTTGTAGTTTCTCTATGCTTGTCTTCGCGTGCTTTCTTTTCAGCAGCAGTTTCGGGTTTGCCTGCAGATGGTTTTGAGGAATAACGATTGTTACCATCAATACCACCACGCTCCATACGACGGTCCTTCAGACGGTCGGACTCTTCCTCAGGAAGATAACCCTCTTTCTTGATTTCACCCATTGCCTTTTGCTTGCGAAGTTTCTTGGGGTTTTTAGTCTTATCTGCTGAGTACATATCATCATCACCCTCAGGGTCCATAGCACTACGATGTCTTGTGCTTCTTTCATGATCAGGCATATTTTCACGACCACTCTTCGCCTCATCAGGAGAATAGGTCCTACCACTGTTATACCATTCTTTACCAACATGCCCTCTCTTCTTGGCATCGTCAGAAGCTTCTTTACGCTTCAGTTTTCTGCGGTTTGCCTTAAAGTCTTTGAGAGACATACCCTCTTCGATTTCGACCTCTTCTTTCTTCATGGCAGCACGCTTCTCTGCTGCTTTCTTAAGAAGTCTTTGCTTTGCCGCTTCACGCTCATCCTGAGGGATGTCAATATTAGTCAGAGCACCTACACGCTCGGCAGGTTTACCAGGAACTGCAGACTCGGGGAGATTCTTCTCCTTAGTCTTGGCAAACTTCTTCGCATCTGCGGGAGAGATGGAGGCAGCAATTTTAGCAACCTCAGGGGATGCTGGCTTCTCACCCTTCTGAGCAGCTCTTACCATCCCAAAGAGACGGCGTTGACGTTGATTAACTGCAGGCATCTTACTGTCTCGCGATAGGTGTGCACTTTAAACCAGCCCCATTGATAGTTTCAAGGGGTTCCTTCTCTAGATAGATGGTTTCACCAGCGGCAATGGTGATATCTCTAGACCCTAGGGTTTTGTAATCTGTTCTTGCTGCTGCTTGTGCAGTGTCATCGATGGTGAGGACGATACTTGCATTAGTATCATTCAGGACTCTAACCATTCTTGCACTACCAAGATTTGTAGCAGCACTGAGAGTTACCTCAGTAGATTGTACAATTACTCTTCGTGACATCTCAACTAATTCCAGTTTCTGTCAAACTATTTATCTTGCTGGGACTTTAAGAATTTAGCAAGATCCGCAGTGCTACCAACAAACATAGTGTTGTTTGTAGTATTGACTTGCTTCTCTTTCTTGGGATTCTCAATCTCATTGACCTTCTTCTGTAGGTCTACGAGTTTATCAGCAACGTCCCCAATATGCTTAATAAGTTGTCCCGCAACTTCATATGCACGAGGTTGGTCAGATTCTTGTGCTAACTCAAGAATACCATCAACTGCTTCCTGCCCCTTCTCAATTAGACTATAGAGATTTGCTCTAGTGTATTCGTAGTCTTTTTTAAGTTGGTCCTTAGTTGTAGTAGGTTCAATATGGGCGATGGGTGCTTCTTCTGTTGGGACTATAGCGGTCTCAACATTCAAAGCATCCTCAATCCCATCAAACGTCTTCGTCTTGTCCTGTGGTTGGGTTCCAATCTCTTGCATCTGTAAACTCACTGTAAATCTCATTGAATCCAAAGTCATCGCCAAGGTCAGCGTCAACTGGGTCTGGCGTGACTGTGTAGCGAAGTTCTCTTGGAGCAGTAACATCCAAACGGGTGGACATGTCAACCTGCGCTTTCTTGATGACCTGATCCGTGGTGTCGCTAATGGGACCAAACAGATATGTCTTACATGTAAATTGTAAGGTATATACCAGTGTGCGACGGGTATCAAAGTCGCCCTCATATTCATCGGAGTAGTCCACCGATGTTAGAGTAACAGGAAAGTCTCTCTTCTCTCCAATCTCAGCAACCAGATTCATCGTGATATTGAAACTTGGTTGGAAGTATGGAAGAATCTGCTCAAGAATTTGCAAACCATCATCTTGATTTTTTGCAAGAATGCCCAATTCAAAACTGATATTATAGGGCACAGGCATGAATGACTTCTTATCCTTACCATCCGCTGTTGTGTGGCGAATGATTTGGGTAGGAGATAACTTACGGCTGGCATCGTATGAAATACCATTAATCTCAAAGAAGATTCTTGGCAAGGTAATCTGCACCTGATCCTTCTGAGTCAAGTCACCAGTTGCTTTCAGTCTTGCCAAAAACTTTTGTCTTGGACCATATGCCAGGGGCACCTTCATAACTTCCGTCTTGCTACCAGAGGTGCGACGAATTTCAATATTATTAAAAAGTGTGCCAAAACTGACAACGGTCTTTCTAATAATTTCGTGATATGTATAAGTCCCTAACATTAGATTGTTCCACCAGAGTTACCAAAATCACCAAAAGGATTGCCCTCGGTGAAATCCAGAATGGCATCAGCTTGGATTTCAATATCCCAATTCTGATCTGTATCGTCATTCACATTATTTATCGTATTGTAATTTCCAGTTGTCCAGGACGCAAGACTGGTGTTACCTGTAATATTCTCGGGAATGGTAAATCTTCCTGAGCGATTTACAACAACTAACTTGCCAGTATCAGGGTCCCAAGACTTCACATCCGCAGTAGAATTGGTAACGGATCCCGTAATAGTCTCACCAGGGGTAAAGTCTCCTGTCCCACCGTCAAGCATGGTGAGTGTGATTGCATTGGAAAGGTTTGTTTCAAGGACATCAATTTCTGGCACTCCAGTATTAAAGTCTTCATGTCCATATTCAAACATCTCGCATCGTAATCCCCATACATACATTTTACCCAACTGGAAGAAGGGCACCTCATGCTCAACATACTGGATTTCAAACGTTTTGCCGAGCATTGAAAAGTGAATAAGATCTCCCTCATTTGGTCTACCCTCCACAATTAGTTGGGTGTTGTTATCAACAGCTTCGGTAAATCTTTTTCTAGAAATAATAAATGTTGCTTGGTCGGAAAGTCTCACTCCAAATTTGGTAAACATATCCTTATCACCGCGAAGTCCTACGGCATCTTCAAGATACGCTTCAATTTGAAATGCTTCATTAAATTGGGATAGGGTATCTTCAGTAAATACCATATCTTCTTTAACTAATGTCCTAGGAATGTAGTATACATTCTTTCCAAACATCTTAATTTGTTCGATAACAAGATCCTCTAATAGGTCCTGCTCACCCGTAATACCTTGTGTAAAGAATGGATTGAGTGCCATATTATCCGATCATATCCAGTGGTGGTGTTTCCCATGTTGTACGGAGTTGCTCATCAAGAATTTTTAATTCTTCAACGGCATCATTGTAAATCATCTCACCATTCAAAGTAACTCCACCAGGCATTTGCACGCCTGTAAATTTGGTGAGATTTTGACCCCACTGCTTCTTAATCTTTGCAGTGGCATAATCTTTAACCCACATTTGGTTATAGATTTCTGTCCATGTTGTTGGGTCAAGTGCACGCCATGCCTTAACAACAATATACTGATTCAAGAGAGCATCTGCTGGCCAGTCCCAATCAATATAAAGTCTATCTTGCACCTGAGAATAACGAATTGGTTTCATGCCCTCTAGCAGAAAGTCAATTGTTTCCAAGTGCTGTTGAATCATGTAGTAATGATAGAACTGCGTTGACGTAAAGTCATACAGGTCATTCAATCTCATCTGATAACGAATGTCAAAGATATTCGCTGTGCCTTTATCCGTAAAAGAGAAGAGACCTTCTACCGAAAGAATATGGTCAGGAACTTCAATATAACCATTACCTTCTTTCCAAGTGTCATTTCCAGCATGGGATAGTGAGGTGGCAGAAGTCTGCGCTCTATCTAATACTTCCTGGGTAATTTGATGCTTCAGATAAACTCTTTCTGCACCATCATAGTGAAATTGCTGGAATTTCTGAAGGGTGTAATCGATTGCGTCGTCTATTTGGTCATCGGATACATTCACCTCCAAGACTGGTTTACCAAGTCTACGGAGGCAGTATTCCTTGAGTTCTGCTTTGGAGGTTGGGATTGCCATTAGTTATCAGGGGCGAGTGAGAGCAGCGAGAGCAGCCTTGAGTTGGGCAACAGTTGCGATACCAGCGTCATTACCAATCGCATTCAAAGCACTGTAGAGCGCAGTCAGGTCACTATTAGTATCATCTGCTGTTGTGCCCTGGGCAGCAGTTGCATATGCAGTGCTGTTTGTAGTAGCAGCGGTGCCAAGACCCAGAGTGGTGCGAGCAGCAGATGCAGTTGCATCATCAATAAGAGATGCACCAAATGCACTGATTGTTGGCGTACCAGACAGGTCGCTATAAGCACCAGAGGTAGCAACAGTTGCATATGTGGGTGCAGTGTAGGAGATAACACCCGTGCCACTATTGTAGGACAGTGAACCAGATACACTAATCGATGAGCGAGCGCGAGCAGTTGTAAAGTATTGATTAGTGCCTTCAGTAATATTTGTTGTGCTGAATTCCGTAAAATCAACAGCGAGAGTTAAACTATTTCCAGCATCATTGTATGTGCTGCTGATACCAGTGCCACCAACGATAAGAGATGAAACTCTATCATCAACTCTTTCGTCTGTATAATAAAGGTTGGTGCCTTCAACAAGAGCAGTTGTGGTGTGGTTGCTCAGTGAAGCAATTGTGGTTGGAGTTGTATAAGAAATAACACCAGTGCCACTGTCGTATGAAAGTGACCCAGAGGCGCTAATTGCAGCACGAGCACGAGCATTCGTAAAGAAGAGGTTTGTACCCTCCGTCAAGTTGCTAGTGCTGATTTCACCAAAGTCAACCGACAGACCGAGGATGTTATTTGCATCATCGTATACTGCAGCGATACCTGTGCCACCATTAATCAAAGCAGCAACACGGTCATCAACACGCTCATTAGTGAAGTAGAGATTTGTGCTACCCTCAGCAAGAGCATCGGTAGTATGGTTTGCAATACTACCAACTTGTGATTGGAAGAAAGTAATATTTCCAGTCACATTCAAGTTACCCTGCACTTCAAAGTCGGTGGTTGACTTGAAGTTGTTGACCTGCAGTGTGTTTGTGCTGGGATTATAAGTAAGGTTTGAAGAGTCTGTGCGGACCTCAGTATATCCAGTGTTGGCAGAAACAAAGGGTATGTAGTATGTCAGGTTAGAAGTCGCAGTCTCAGTGATATTGACAAGGTTAGACTTGTCGGCAGTGCCAGTGAGATTACCAGTTACATTACCAGTAATTTGACCAGTAACTCCCAGAGTGCCACCAATTGTGACGTTAGAGGTCGCTGCAAGCGTGCTGGTGGTGATTAAACCATTAGCAGTGATGTTACCAGTAGTTGTCTGCAATTCAACCTTGACATTACCAGCACCATCCTTGAGTTGCATGGTCTTAGAAGCACCTTGAAGGACAAAGTTATCCTTGAAGAGTGATGTGCTGTTTTGTGTGATAGTGCTGTTGAATGTAGCAGCACCATCAACGTTAAGTGTGCTATCAAAGTCAACTGCATTATTAACCGTGAGGTTGGCAGCAAGAATTGTGTTGCCAGTCACGTTAAGTGTGCCTGCAATAGCAGTGTTACCAGTAGATGCAGTAACTGTAAACTTGTTGGTGTTAATCAGCAGAGATCCTGTAATGTTTGCAGAACCTGAGACGGTGATGGTTGAGCAAGCAAGGGTTGTTAATGTGGTTGCACCAGTTACACCTAAAGTGCCAGCAAATGTTGCATTACCAGTTGCGCCAAACAGAGAAATTTTAGTAGCAGCATTTGGTCCAATAAAGATATCATCGCCAACAAACAGGTCTGTAGCGATTGTTGCACCACCAGATGTAACCATTAGTGGAGCATTACCAGTCAGAGATGAGGGTGTTTCATTCTTGGTGAAAGAAACTCTACCACTGAATGCCTGGTTGCCACTCGTGGCAACAGATCCAACAACTTCAAAGTTACCAAATACCGTCAGGTCCTGACCAACTGCCATTTTACCGCCAACTTGTGCACCACCAGCAACTTTAAATGCTGGGGTTAGCAAGTTAAGAAATACTGGGCCAATATTGGGATTGGTGGTTGACGTGATATTAACATCACCAGCAATAGAAGCAGTTGATGAGAATGTTGCAGCACCAGTATGTGCAGTTGTGCTTGAGAATGTAGTAGCCCCAGTTACACCTAAAGTGCCAGAGATTAGTGTATTACCAGCAGCAGATGTTACACTAAATTTAGTATTGGTGCCATCAGTAATAATGAAGTCTTCGCCAGCACCAGTAGATCCAGAAATAGTTAATCCAGCATTAGCAGTAATAAGACCAGTTGATACAATGGTGCCAGTCACTGATAAATTATCATCAATGATTGTGCTACCAGTTGCAGAATCCAGAGTTAAGTTACCAGCAGTTGTGCTGATTTCAGAAGAACCATCAATACCAATCTTGATGTTATCTGCAGTGATATCAGTTGATGTAATTGGATTATTAAATGTTACTGTGCCATTAATAGTATGAGCATCAGTTCCAGCGTCACCAATAGTGGTATTACCACCAACCACAAGAGTGCCAACTACCTGCAGGTTATCATCCACATAAGTCAGACCTGTAGTGGAATCTAACACCAAGTTGCCAGCAAGTGTGCCGATTTCATTATCAGCATCTGTGCCAATCTTAAGATTACGAATATTTGCACGAGCAGAGCCAGTCAGTGCCTGGTTAAACTGCACTGTGCCATTAACGGTATGTGCATCTGTAGACTGGTTACCAATGGTAGTATTGCCATTTACTGCCAGAGTGCCAACAAGTAAAGTATTACCATCAACATTCAAGTCACCATCAATATCAGCATTGTCAGTAATATTAACAGTGCCACTGAAGGAATCCAGAATTAAATTACCTGCAGTTGTGCTAATTTCATTTGATGCATCAACACCAATTTTAATCTGGTCGGCAGTAATATCAGTTGAAGTGATTGCATGGTTAAACAGCACAGTGCCATTAATGGTGTGTGAGTCAGACCCAGCATTACCAATTACCGAGTTGCCATTGACTGTGAATGTGCCATTTGCAAATGTGTTACCAGTCTGAGCATCAACTGTGAAGGTTGTCGATACGTTGAAGTCATCAGCAACACTCAGGGTGCTGGACATCGTAGTTGCACCTGTAATAGATGCAGTTCCGCCCACAGAGAGGTCAGTGCCAACAAACAGTTTGAGACCGATACCAACACCACCACCAACAACCAGTGTGCCAGATGCAGAGTTGATTGCATTCGTAGTATCAAACAGTTTCAGACTACCAGCATCAATACCAGATCTGGTCCCCGAAAATACCTCAGAAGAGTTTGTAGCAGCGTTGAAAAAGGTATAACGACCTGCTGAGTTATCCCAACCAAAGAAACCGAGTCTAGCGGCACCTGAAGCGTAATAACGGAATTCAACTCCTCTATCTTTTGTATCATCAGAAACAGGTACAGTATCTCCACCTAAAGTAATGATAGGATCGTCAACCGTTATTGTTGTTGAATTTACAGTTGTTGTGCTTCCGTTAACGGTCAGGTTTCCAGTAACTGTAATGTTACCACCAACAGAAAGATTATTAGATCCCGAAATAGTTACGGGAGCATTGAAAGTTGAGGTCGCATTAATACTGAATGCATCAGTTGCAGCGTCACCAATGGTTGTGTTGTAACCAGTGATGTTGAATTCACGGTTGAATGTTGCATCACCATGGACAACCAGAGCGCCATCAGTAGCGTTACCTTGACCAACACGACCGATGGTAGTGTAACCAGACTCACCAAGAATACTAAATTCAATAGTATCAAGACTGCCAACTTTACCAACGTAGAAGTCGTCACCAACATGAAGGTCTTGGACAATACCAACGCCGCCAGCAATTCTCAGGTTTGCGTCTGCATCGTCAGCAAAGTTTGCATTATGTGCTGCGCTACCACCAATATATTGGCGATACTTAACGTCAAGGTTATTCAGTAGTGAGGGACGTGTGCGAGCAGTGCCAGCATCCTTAACTACGATACGGTCAGCAACATAAAGGTCAGTTGCGATACGGACATCCTTTTCAATGTTAACACCACCAGCAAAGGTGGCATTGCCCTGGGAACTGATAGTAATATCGGACTCAGATGTAGTAGCATCAACAGTAATGTTGTTGGTGCGCTCAAATGTATTGAAACCACCAATATTCAGACTACCTTCAATATCAGTGTTGCCGTTTGTGGACGTTACTCGGAATGTCTGAGATGACCCATTAGTGATGGTGAAGAATTTACCAGTAACATCCATCAGGAAGTCATTGTGGAAAACTACATCATCATCAACATCCAGAGTGCTGTTGAAGGTTACCGCACTATCAACGTTTAGAGTGCTATCAATATCTACTGCACCGACAACATGGACAGTGCCCTGGATATCTGTGTTACCGTTGTCAGTATCAACGGTAAACTTATTAACACCAGCAGCGGTGCGAATAATGAATTCTTTTGCATCAGCGGAAATAATAAGGTTGTCAGTAATTTCAGTCTCAAGTTGCACATCCAGTGTGCCCTCGATGACGGTGTTGCCAGTATCTGAGTCTACACTAAACTTAGTGACACCAGCAGTTGTCTGAATCAGGAAGTCTTCGTTATCACTTCTAAGGATAATCGAATCGTTGACTTCCAGATAGTCTGCAATGGTTACGTTGCCGCCAATATGTGCATTACCAGACAGACCGAAACCACCAGTAACAACTAGAGTGCCAGTTGTTGTGCTGCTGGAGTTTGTGTTGGTCGTGAGTCTGAGGTTACCAGCAATGAGAGCAGCGTCAGTGCCAGTAAAAACTTCATTGGTGTTAGTCGCATTGTAGAGGAAGCGATAGCCGCCAGTGCCACTCCACATATTAGCATTCGCATAATTTTCATCCCAACCAAAGAATCCAAAACGCTGTTGAGTATCATAATATCTAAACTCGATACCACGGTCTTTATTGTCATCACTCGTTAAGGTATCCTCACCACCAAGAGTAATGATGGGGTCTTGGACAGTCATTACAACAGAATTAACAGTTGTAGTTACACCGTCTACCTGCAGGTCACCACGGACAATAACCAGACCAGTTGCAGCATCATCATCGCCTGGGTCCAGAATCATCGTAGCATTACGAGTGCTAAGAGTATTCTGCTGGAATCTGTAATCTTCTACGTTAACGAAATAGTTACCGTCTGTGCTGGTAATTGTGATTTCGTTATCTGCAATGATGTTAATATTTGCAAGACCACCAGCATTGGCATTCTCAGCAAAGATATTCAGGTTGCGTGATGCTGCTTCATTGACTTCAAGATGGAAGTCAACGTTACCGCTAGTGCGCTTTATAAACTGATTCGTCTTACTAACGTCAAGAGTAATGTTACCACTAACGGTAGTATCGAGATTAATGTCAATAGCGCCAGTAAGACTTGATCCCCAGTCTGCACTGCCATTGCCGTATTGAGCATCAGCAGCAACAGCGGGATAGGAAGATCCCTGAGGGAGAATTCCTGGTTGGAAAGGATACTCAGCAGTATTATAGCCAACGACACGGAAGACGCTAGTGCCAGTCCTGTTGTTAATATTAACGTGATTAATAGCGGTAATGCCATGATAAGCATTATTAACCGTGCGCTCGGGGTCAAGTTCGAATGTCTCCGTTACGTTTTGGTCAGTAAACATCAGTCTACCCAGAGACTGAAGTTGTGAGTTTTCGATTGCTCTATCAGCAATCGTCACATGGCCATTTGCATCTACATCGAAATCTTCTTGGTCGAAACTCGCCAGACCCTTTTGCTCGACGGCATCAGTACCCAGGTCTCTCCATCCACCCTGATCGTCTGCAGCGCCAAGTTGTGTGTTATGGGTTGGCTCTCCAAGACCTGCTGGGATGTCTCTAATTGCTGCCTGATAGCAACGCCCGTTGCTTGCAATAATCTTGGAAAATCTAGGATACGCAGTAGAGTTATCGTAAGTGGTGAAAGATGTTCCAGACTTTGCCCCCTGCGTCGCAGTCGCGATTGGTGAGGTATTAGCATAAATCAAGCGACCATATCTGTCAACTTGAATATTACAAGTGTTAACAGTTTGCTCACCAGTTGTTGCTGAAACTCTTGGATTCACCAAGGGGTCCATCGATGCGATGGGGTTATACTTACCAACAACAACTGTGGTATCTGCTAAGTCAATAAATGGGTTTGCTGTCTGAGCATTACCATTCTGGACAATAATACGACCACTACCACCAGTGATGGTGCGGTTTACCAGAGTGCCTTCTGCCTGACGGGAAATGAAACCAAAACCCGTCATGTTGGCGAGTGAGGTTAAGTCAGTATCTAATGGCTGTGCGTCAGCAATACCAAAGTCTGTCAGAGTTGTTGGACTATCAGCATCAACAATGCGACCGCGAGAGTCAACTGTAATACGAGTGTAGGTACCAGTTGCATCCAAGTTTGCAGGATCATAGTGAGGAAGCGCAGGCACATAATTCAATTCTGCAGTAATGGTCAGGTTTGAGGATCCGTCAAACGTGCCACTACCAGACATGTCGCCGCCCAGTCCGATGGTGCGAGCGTTTGCCAATCGAGTTGCAGTAGATGCATTACCAACCAGAGATGCTGTAATAGCACCCGCTTCAAAGTTACCGTCAGCATTGCGTTTAACCAACGTGTTTGCTGTGTTTGATTCTGTCTCAATTGGTCTCTCGTATTTTAGAGAGTTCCATGCAGTAACGCCATCACCGATCTTGATACGCGAGGTATCAATCTCGATTCCCAACTCTCCTTGCGCAAGAATTGGGTTAACGTTTGCCCACTGCTGAGCGCCATCTCGTCTTAATTGAATTCTATTTGCCATTGCTTATAAGGATCCTGCAACAACTGCATACAGTCTTTCTTGTTTATTTATGCGTAATAAAAAACCCCCTTTCGGGGGTGCTGCTCATTCAGCAGCTTCTTCTGTCGGTGCTTCATTATTCCCACCAAGATACTCCAGAGTCTCAATAGCTCCAAGGAGTTTCAGGGCAGTAGTTTCATTCTCTTTGATTTGTTTTGCCATCTCCTGATTCTGACGAACCAGTGTTTCATAGCGGGTCCGAAACTGTGTGAGAAGAGTCTCTTGATCCATAGTTTCTGTCACTTCAGCGGTCATCTTGTTCTCCTTTAACTAATGATTTGAGTAGGTCTTTGATTTCACCAAGGTCTGATTTTAGCGCACTTACTTCGCCTTGTAAAGACTCTAGTTTTTTGTCTTTATTATGACGGCGATGGTATGCTGCCATATAGTTATCATACTCCGTAGCATTGCAATTGACAATAGCCATGGAGTCTGGGTCTCGATACCAACCTTCTTTACCTTCGACTGGAATAAGTCCTGGTTTGAAAAGATTGATATCGTCGCTAGGTCCTGAGTATGGGCTTGACATAGTATCCAGAATTAATTATAATCAACCATGAGAGGGTTGATAAACACCCTCTCTAGTACTTATTATGTAGCAAGTGCAATAGCACGAAGGTCAGCAATCAGAGGAACGTTTGCCTGACTTCTGGACTTCATAACAATCTTGACTTGGAATGCGTTGAAGTTAAGACCCCTTGCTTCATATGAATAATCTTTCCACAGGAATTGGTCTGTAGGAGAAATATCGTATGTCTCACCAATGTTTGCATTGCTTGTTGGCAGTGCCATTTGGACCCAACCAATAGTATTAGGATCTGCAGCATCACCAGTCTTAAAGGCACGATAGTAAATTCTTACTTCACATGTTGGGTGACGGGCAATTTGGAAATCGACCTTCAGAGATCTTGCTTCTCTACCAAGACGTGCCAAACGTGTGATATACACAGCATCATTTTGGTCACCAGTTGGAAGAGTTGAAACATCCTGAGTGCGGTCAATTCTCTGCTGCTGACCATATATCGATGGACCACCTGGCCACCAGTTGATTCTATTTGTAGTAGTAATCAGAGAAGTGCGGTCAAGGTCAATACAAGGTGAAAGGGTTGGCTTCTCTGTTGTCAATTCGATTGCCATAGTCAGAGACTTGTTACCATCCAATTCATTCTCTTCATTAACTTTAGATGCAATCATCTGAGGACTTGCAAAGATATTCTTGCTGTTGAGCACGATGTCGATAAAGTTACCATTATTAATGAAGGAATTTTGGTCACGAGGTACGGACCCACCTTCACCACCACCATCACCAACAGATGTTGCAGTTGTAGTATTTACACGAGCAGTAATCTCAGTTTGTGGTAATACCATAGTTGACACAGTTGGTGTCAGTAACTCAAACTGGACATTCTGAGTAGCAAAGCAGTTGGTGCCACCAGCACGGATACCATTGGTTGCAACGTGGTCAACAGAGAGCATATAGGTATCAATCCATGGACACTCCAGATGGTTATGGAGTTTATTGATATCTACCAGAGGAATGCCATCAAGGTTATAGCACTCAACTACGCTACCTGCAGGGTGCTCAACATCAGCAGTACCATTTGCTGCTCTACCACCAACTGCAACTGTAAGAGTTTGCCCATTTACTGAGATTGCTGAGTATTGAATTAACTCATCATCAATCTTAATATAACCAGGGTTGAGATTACCAATGCTTGCACCACCAATAATTTTGTGGAATTGAGATGCATCTTGGACCTGGATAGTAGTTGCACCTTGTGCTAAAGTTGTAGTCAAAGTGGTAGGTGGCACTTCAGAAACAACACCTTCAATCAACACATTATTGGTGCGTTGGTGCATACCATGATTTCTATGACGAATCATGACTTCTTTATCATCTGAGGGATAAGAAGGCGCTGCAGTTGGATATGCATCATATGAGTCACCACTATAAGTAATACTTGTGATGGTTGCACTGGTGCCACTTGGAGCGGTTAGAGTATCGGTTTCGTCAAATTCTTTACTGATATAATTTAGTGTTAGAGTATTTGTGCCTGCAGTGTAGTTGGTAACAATACCTGAAGCATTGGATGTGGATCCAGTTACTTCATCACCAATCTCAAATACACCATTATAAATTGCAGACAGGACAATAGTTGCCACGGATTGAGATGATGCTAATCCTTGGAATGTATCACCATTTGCATCCAAGAAACCAGCAGAGAAGATTCCTTCAATATCACTGATTGTGATGATTTCTGGGTCTGACACAGCATCAAATTCCTTAATAGTGCCAGAAGCACCTGATGGACTTTGAGTGATTCTTGCGCCAATAGTGAAGTTGTAATTTTGCCCAACAGGAAGTTGTAACTGTTGAGTTGGTTTCAGAGTTTGAATTGGATTCTCAATCAGGTTGTGAATACCACCATTACCTTTACCCAACTCAGCGTTGTTAAAGATTGCTGTGCCACGATTTGCGACAAACTCAGCACGATAGATGGTAAACTTCATATCCTCATACTGGTCTGCTGTCCATGTCGATGCGTTTTGCGACTTGAAGAGGACACCAGCATAAGGTTGCTCAGAGATGGTCCTTGTCCCAGATACATCAATGTCACCCATTCTGGAAATCCAGACATTATATTCATTGGAGTCGGACAGAAGCACGAAGCAATATTCTATTGATTGCTTAATGTATACTGGAGACCTAAATGTAAATCTGGTTGGAATTGCAGCATTCTCAGACAATTCAACTTGGTCTGGAGAAATTGTAGTGTCCGAGAAAGGAAGAATATCCTTAGTTGGATAACCATTCTCCATGGTGCGAATCTGCATTGAGATTGGGATATTTTCATCCTTAGTTCTAAAGAATACATCCACACCAGTCAAGAATACACCACCTTCCTCATCAATGATGAAGGATTGTGCCAGAGGGTCATACCAACCAATCTGACGATCTTCGGTCCTAGTTGTGATAACTGTCCTTTCGTCTGAAACTGTATCTCTAACAATATCAGCATTACGAATTGCCAGAATATTCTCACGTACAACTCTCAATTGACCAGATGCAGTATATGTTGTATCTGCAGATGAATCTACATTGCCAGGTGTCTTGTCATTAGTTGCATTTGAAGTAACTCTTATTGTCCTGGTGCCAGTTGCCCAACGTGGGTTGGAATCATTCTTGGGTGATGGAATAAAGAATGTGCCAATCATGGTGCCAATATTATCAGTCAGAAGACGACGGTCTCTAACAATTGCTCTAGCGCCAGATGTTTGACCAATCAATACCTCACCAGTAAGGACATTGCCATAGAAGTTTGGATTCACAGATTCCGCCATTGCCATAGTATCAATATTCAGATACGGAGTCTGTGATGCATATGACTCCAACAGGGAAGCCGTGCCAACTCCATATGGGTCTGTCTTATATCCATCATTTGCAGGCGCCACGCGAAGTCTGCATCCTGAAGTTTGACCGACAACAGTTTCACCAACAACAAATGGTGTTTCATTTGTATTGGGATCTTGAGTGCTGCTCTTTGTTAACTCGATGACTTTAGGAGTTACATAGTTTGTGATGTTTACGCCATCGAAGAAGAAATACATTCTTGTGCGAGGCTTGAGTCTCTCAATTGAAAAAGCAACATTTCGTGAGCGCACCCATGGAATAGCAGTCTGAGAAAGGATGCTATCACCCAGCGACTTACGGTCAATCTTAGGTGTTACTCTAGTCCTAATACCTTGACGTGCTTGGTTGTTAACAACACGCCATGTACGTCTTTCGTGCACGAAGAGTGGTTGCTGACCCTGACCGTGACCAAGACGACCAAGACGACGACCACCTGCTGAAAAACTACCAGAACGATTTTGGAATTGTGTTGTTGAAATTAAGTCTTCACCAGTCCAGTTGGTTTCCCATGATCCCCACTGAATTGGAGCAAAACCATTCTGGTCAATTTGTAAGTCTCTAGCAACAGCAGAGAAGTCTCCTTCAACGTTTTCAACACGAGCGGGCAGGCGCTCAATATCCACCCAGTCATCAGATGCTGGGGTCAGGTCGATACGACCAATGAAGGTAAACACGTTGAATGGGTTAACATTCTCTGTGCGAGATGCATATGGTTGAGTGACGATTGCAACATCCTCATATGGCAGGATGACCATATTACCTCTGGTCTTCACAATATCTGTGGAAGATTCCAGATTTAATTCCAGTGGGACGTTTGTTGTATAGTGAGAAGGTCTGAGCATACCCTCTTTAAAGTCAAGAGAGCACTTATAGTCAACGTTAAATACGTCACCAACTGTGTGGTCAGTGAAATCATCTACCACATAACCATTCTTCAGGCGGTCAAATCCATTGTCATCATAGGTTTTAGTATTTTCTGCCTGGACTTCAAGTAGAGACAGTGCTGTATAATACTCAACATGTGCAAGTCGTGTTTCCAAGTCACCAATATCTTTCATCGTATAACGACGAATAATTTCTGGGTAGACTAATACATCTCTCTCAACATCATAGACATATGGTCTCATCTCGATTGTAGCGAGAAGCATTGCATTCTGAATATTGTCTGGATGTGGCATCTCTGGGTGAGAAGCACCATTAACAATCTTCAGCTGATTGTCGTGTGTGAGGAAGAGTTTTGCTGCTCTTGGAATGTAATAGGTGTAATCGAATCTAATTTCAGTATTAACTTTTGGCACGTCAAAGATTGTAGACCCACCAGCACCACCAGAAGTATCAAATTGGCGAGCGGAGAAATCCAAAGAAGCACAATTTACATAGAAAGGTGCTGTAATTGTGCCAGTACCTGATGCTAATTCACCGATAGCGGGACGGAAATCAATTTGGTCTCTCAACCAGTTAATTGATCCATCCAACTTATACTTAGGAATATCCTTGTATCCAATGCCCGTGTATGACTGTGCTGAGAAGTAGTCTCCAGAAGATTCATGCAGGAAGTAGTCAAACACCACCATGATTTTGCGAATTGGTGCCGAAAATCCTGGCAGACGAATCATTTTGCACACATCATAGAAGTGTGACTTTTGACCTGCGTCCAACTCAAACTGAGTGGTAATTACCTTGCTTCCCTTGAAAACAGACCCTTCAGCGTCGTCAATAATAGCAGTGAGGGGGACACCATTATCGTCAACACCATCAATCTGCTCACCAGCCTGGAATGGAATTTCGTTAAGAGCAACGAAATAAAGTCTAAGAGTGCTATTGATAAACTGGATTACACGACCACGGGCACCAGATGTCTTACCAATGACAACGCTACCATTGTCAAAGAAGGTTGGATTCTGCAGCACAACATATGGAGGTGATGCATCATTGTTATCCTCGGACTCATATACTGCCTGGATATGGTATACGTCATTCAGACCGAATGAGATTTCACGGTCTTCGATACGAGTGCCATACAGATTACCATATGCTAGTCCATACTTTTGAACATCATTATTATTTTGAGTGCGGACAACTTTCATTGCACGCATCTTAGATGCAGTCTTAATCTTTCTAGTAACGATATTCTTAGACACCAAAGCGGTCAGTTTAACCGTCTGGACATTAGTGAGACCAGAAATTGTGATAGACTGACGGTCAGCACCAAAGGTAACTGTTAATACATCAGTATCATTAAGGTTGTCAATGTCTAGATTATCACCAACATCCCAAGCAGATCCATTCTCTGCCATGACTGTGAGGATATAATTCTCATTATCGAGAGATGCAAACTGCTCAGATTCTGGAAGAGATACAGTAATACCACCAGCAACGACTGTCTTGTTTGCAAAGGTGCGATAGACAAAGAATGATTCATCAGTAATTGACCTCATCGAATTGCGAGCACAGTCAATAGACATTTCACCATCTTGATAGTCCTTCTGGAAGACGAATGGTCTCAGTCTTGCAATAGTTGCATATTCACCATCAGTAACTGTGCCCTTTTTCAGGGTGCCATCAATCTTTGCTTCTTGATTCAGATAATCGAAGATGTAGTTGCCACCAGCACCAGAATATGTGTTGCCGCTGCTAACAGCGATTGCAGAGGGATTTACTCTTGTGATTCTCAGACTATTCTCACCTTCTGCAGATGTCTGAGTTGGAGTAATTACATCACCAGGGCGAAGGTCATTTGCAAACTTGGTGCGGAAACCAATAATCTCTCCAGTGCCTTGGTCAATAGTTACAGTAGATGCCTCAATTTCTTTCTGGTCATTTAACAACCAGTTAGCACCAAAGATAATTTGATTGTTATTATTTCTACCACGGCAAGATCTTACATCTGTAATGCTATAAGTATGAGCCGCTTCCATGGTGCCAATTACTCTGCCATCTCTTTCGAGGACTTCGCCATTCACAAATACACCAGTGACTTGCTCTAACATACAGAATGTGCCACTACCAGCATCTGCAACAAAACCTTTAGCACCACTGGTTCTACCCGTTAAAACATCACCAACGGTTACTGAGTTATTTCCTGTTGCAAAGTTGATAGCAGTAAACATCTGTGGGTCAAAAAACCACAGGTTATATGTAGCATTTGTATTAATTTGGAGTTGAATTGTGCGTGCACGACCAATCACTCTACCAACAGTGTTGTATGCATTACCAATTGTCCAATCATCATATAATTCTAGTGTTTGATATGCCTTAGACACACCTTCACCAGTCAAGTCAGGCCAACCATATACATCATATACCTTGACAAAGTTGCCTACACGGAATGAGAGAATACTGTTTTGGACACTTTCATAATCGCGAGGTTTAGGGCAATCAATATACTGAGGCACCAGGAATTCAGTCCTGTAACCCTTAACATATGCTCTACCTGGAGATACTTCAAAGGTTACATAGTCATCTGATGCAATATTACCTTGAGCAGACCGAGTTCCTGCACGATAAACACCATTGTTGAAACCATCATCTAGTTGCTCTCTTGCTTTAAGTGAGATTGTATCAACAACATAGTCACCTGACTCTTCGTAAGTGCGTCTAGCAAGAGACTTTTCTAATTCTGAATATGCAGTTGCATTTACAAACTGCTCAACTTTACTATTATTAATGCGGAGTAATTCGACAAAGTTTTTGTCAGTCTCGTCGGCAATTACTTTCTTAGTCAGTGATGTTTTAATTCTAAATCTATGACCACCTGGAGCAGCATAGTTTGAAGTGCCAGCCGCATTATCATTCAGTGATGGGTCATCTTCTGGAGTAACGATTGATTCGCTAATATCAAGACCAACACGATATGATGGGTTATTGCTATACTGGTCGAGAATGAGGTATGCAGACTGCACGTCTACAAAGTGACCTCTCAGGAAATAAACACCAGCATTGATGTATGCTGCAGAACCGATTGCAGTAGCATTTACAGGAAGAAGTTGTGCAAATGGTGACCCAACTTCAATCAGAGTTGCACCAAACGTAATTTCTGTTTCTGCAAGAAGTTGCTCGTTTGGTTGGAATGTCTTAAAGGATTCTCCAGATGTAGTATCTCCAGAGTCAATATATTTCACATACAGAGTGATATAACCACGCTCGGACTCGGTTGATGGAATCGAGTAGAGGACCTTTGCCTTAACGCCAGTAGTAATACCCTCAATAATCTGACCATTAAGTTGCTCTCTGTAGGTCTCGATATCGACACCCAGGAATGATTGCTGGAGAATGACTGCTTTAACATCGAGGTCATAACCCACTTGACCTGGGATAACCATCGAGCCTTCTTTGAAGAAGTGCTGACCAATTGACTCAATCTGATTCTGAAGAATCGATTGCATTGTAGTGAGTTCTCGTGCCTGGATTGGGAATCCTGGACGGAAGAGCACTCTGTAGAAATTCTTGTCCTTATCGAAATCGTCAAAATAAGGAGCGATATTCAGGTTGGTATTCTGGGGCATTTTTAGAACTCTACTACGATCTTGATGTCTTCAATTTGGTCACCAGCACGAGTAATCGCACCTCTATTATCTATGTAGATAATTTGACCAGAGTTTGGTTCAACTTCTGGTTTTGCATAACCATTGGTAAATGACATACCAAGGTCATATTCTGTGTTATTGATAACACGAGTCGAAGACCCCGAAATGATGGGGAAGTTGATATCTGGGTCAGCAGATGCACCAGATGTGCTACCCACCACTGGGTTGCCGCCTTCAAACTCAATCAAACTACCAGTGAATTCTGGGAAGATACCATCAATTCTATTCTGGTAATACTTAAGCACTTTAGTTGTGCTATTCCAAGAGATTACACGCCCACGAGCAGTTACTTGCTGACCACCAATGGTGCGAGACTGTGTGATAATCTCGTCAGTTTGGAATTGTCCAGTGAATGTTGGCGAGAAGATAACTGCCTTTGTTGCTGACAGCGTAATTTCAGATGCCAATTCGCTTGTGCCATACTTATATGGGTTAATCATCAGACCGATACGACGGTAATCATTATCGGTTGGGAAGTCACCACTACCTTCAGCGTAGGTAAACTTTGTATTAATCATGACGCGATAAGCGCCCATTTCAGTAGATGGACTTGCACCATGACCACCGATGGGCGGAATGATGACTTCAACGCTACCGCCTGTGCCTGTGCCAGATCCGATACCATTAACTTCGTCAATGATTACTTTACCAAAGGTATACCCACTACCACCAGATGTAACAGTTGCTGAAACAAGACGACCACCGTCAACCACCAGTGAAACACGACCACCAACACCATCACCTTTGATTGGTACACTTTCATAGGTACCATTATTGTAACCAGATCCAGATGATGCAATAACAACGCTATCAATCTCACCACCAATGGCATCGGACACCACAGCAGTGTCACTCAGCACGGGCATGTATTCGTTGGAGAAGAATTTCAACACCATACCCACAGGGATGGTATACATATACTTCCAACGATATCCATCAGCAGTAGTAATAATAGATGTAGATGTGCCAGTTGGCTCAACAGTTGATGGTTTACCGTTAGGATCGGAAGGTGAAGTGCCATTATAAATGCACTTATATACCTGATATGATGAGTTTACAACGTAGAAATCGGCATCATAAAGTTTTGTAGCACCAGATGATGCAGTTTTTGTTGCACTATAATCGTGACGATACATGTCATAAACATAACCCAAACCACCAGTTGTTTGCTCGGGTGGAATCCAGTCAACTCTACGAATCACCTGAATCGTATCGTTAGACAGCACTCTCTTCAGAGAAATCATATCCGAAAATGTATCACCAAACTCTTGAAGTGAGTCGATTGGGTCTGGTGGTGCGTTTTCATTATCCCATGGTTGGGGACGACCAATAAACACATAAAGACGGTCACGGTCGCTGCCTGCCTCAATATCAGGTTGGGTGGGATCTGGACCCTCCAGTGCTCTGATAAGGCGGTTGGCAGTAAAAATTCTGAATTGATCAGTAAGTAACGCCATTTTACACCAGTTTGTTTATAAGTTTATTTATGATAATTACTCGGGCTCATTTCTGATGAATGTGGTATACTCAACAGAAATGATAGTTGCTTCAGCGCCGCTAGTATTCCCTCTGAGTGTTTCACCAATAGCAAATTTGTAAGTTGGGTCATTGTCAATGATATTCTTTACACTCAATGTAAACTGACCAGTCTTAGGACCCGTAACTCTAGAGACTGTGGTTGCCTGCAATCCAGATGTTAATCCTTCAACTACTTCAGCACCACCAACATTTGGCACCTGGAAGAGTGCTGAGGTGTTGTATGCAATTACAATATTTGCTGTAGATATGTGAGCATCCCCATCACCAAGTTGTCCAGCAGACTGCACTGTAGCAACTAATGTACTAGCACTGCCATCATATAATTGGTCACCAACTTGGAAGAGCGTGGTGTTGGTGCCACCAAGAGTCTCTTCAATACCATATTTAGATGATGCAATGCCACCATCCAAATTAACTTGATTATCAAACTCAGTGCCAGTATTGATAAGGTCGATAATTCCATCGCCTGTTACCAATGCACCTTGAGCATCCAAATATTCCTCATCATCATCTTCAAATTTTCTATTGAGGATTAATGATAGTGGGTTTGTAAATGCAACAATGTTTTGACCCTCTGCTTCCACTAAGCTATGTGGTGCAATACCAGTGCCAGAAGATGCTGCAGACCCAGCAACAAATGCAATAATTTTTGCCTTTTCGCCAGATCTTCCTGCGTCAATAAACGCCAATTCATCAACTTCAAATGTGAGATACAATGCTCTCTCAACTGGGTCCCAGTCATACACAATGGGGACTCTGTTGGTTGCGTTTTCGACTACTCGTCTGATTCTATCGGTAACCTGGAATTGATAATTTGAAATTCCAGTAGCATCGTCATCCTGCAAATTGTCAAGAATTACCTTCTGGTCGAAACGGAAGTTTATACCTCTGTCACATCCAGTAAAAGAATTCGCAGTCTTGCCAGTATAACGAATAATTTCTTTACCTAAAAGAATCTTACCAGATCCAACATATTGGTTTGTCGTTTCTACAAAAATTTCATCATCATCAACTGCAACATTTTTGAGAATACCTGTTAAATCATATACTACAGCATCTAACGATTGTCGGTTTCTTGCAGTTTTGATTAAATCAGTATCCCTAGCAAAAATAACTTGAGGTGGGTTTACATAACCACCGCCTCCAGATAATAATTCAATTTGGGTAATTCTACCAAGGTCAATATATGCTGCAGCAGTAGCGCCACTTCCACCTCCACCAATTAGTTGGATGATAGGAGGAGTTTCAAAAAATTCACCAGCATTTGTAAGTGTAATACCACTTACTTGTCCAAATCTATTTACGGTTGCAACACCAGTTGCATTTGTACCTCCACCACCAGAGATAACGATGTTGACATCATTCTCTGTGTAGTTTCTTCCAAACTCTTCAATTGCCAGACCAGTAACAAGACCAGTCACAGGGATTAATTCACTACCAGATCCACCACCACCTTTAATTTCTGCAGTAGTATCAAAATACTCATCTCCAAATTTAGTTATTTGGATATAATCAATTCCCCCATCTTCATCTAGATAGATTTGTCCGTCTGCCTTAACCGCCGCCCCCTCATCATGGATTACCAGTCTTAGTGGGTCGTAACCCTCACCTGGGTCTAGGATCTCTACAGCAGTAATTTCTCCACGAATACCCTCAATTACAGGTCGTAATACCGCTTCACGAATGGGTGTGCCACAATTCTCCACACGAAGTCTAGGTGGATTATTTGGGTCATATCCACTACCACTCTTGACAACGTATACTTCTCTAACACCAGCAATACTATTGAATACTGGGAAGATTTCTGCGCCGCTTCCAGGTACTATTCTTGTCATTTATTATACAACTACGAGGTTTCCGACCATTGCTGGATGTAGAGTGCACTGATACACATATGTAGTGCCAGCAGAGAGATTCATTGGCACTGTCCAATATTGCACTCCATCTTGAGCACCACTTACACCAGTTGTCACTGCCGCCCCACCTGCAGTTTGACGTAGTGCTATTGGGTGCGATGGTGGTGCCTGGAATCTATATGTAAATCCTCTATACACATAGAGTGTTGGATTAAATTGGTTTGTCAATACACCAGGACCATTAAATGAATACCCATCAGCCACACTTCCACTAATTGTCCAACCCAATGTCGGGGAAGCAACAATTTCTGCCATACCATTATTATCAAAAATAATGTTTTTGTTTGCAGAAATAGTTTGATTAGTCCAGAATTGAGCGGTTACCGTCAGAGTATTTGTTGTTGCGGTTGTGTCAATTCCATTACCACCAAGTATTGAGAGGGTAGATGTTGATAATTGTGCGGTAGTGCTACCAGTATCTCCAGCAACTGTTTTAAATACTTCTTGGACAATATTTGGTTCATCATTTGTAATGGTAAGATTACTCCCATTAATTGCAGTTGATATACCAACTCCACCAAGAATATTGATAGTGGTTGCAGTGCTATTTGCAGTTTTGCTTCCACTATCAGACCCAATTGTTGAGAAAATATTTTGGTCTGGGGCACCCAAATCTCCAGTCATATTGATTGTCAGGACATCACCAGTAATGGATGTTGAAATATTTGTCCCACCAGCAATAGTTAAAGTATCTGTTGGTGCACTTGCTGTAGTTTGACCACTATCTGCAAAAATTGATTCCCACAGATTTTGTGTTGATACAACACCACCTTCCCCAGTAGCATCATTTGCTGGATACCAATATTGGTTAGCTGCATTCCACTTTAATACTTGACCATTAGAAGGACCTCCACCAACAGTCATATTGACATCTGATAATTCACCAATTGATGACCCCTCATCAATTAGTTGCATCCATGCTCCACTATGAGCGACATATCCATGCCCCTCATTGTGCACATGAGCAAACATTCCATGGTGAGTTGAAGCGTCTGGCAAATCGCCCAGAGCAGTAAAGAAGTTACTGTATTTTAACTTACCATCGGCACCATCAATGTATGTGTATGCACCACCAGTGCCACCCGCCCAAAACTTAATATCACCAGCGCCATTTGGCTGAATGACTACATCGCCATTGCTCTCCGACGTAATCTTAAATCCCTTAACATTAAGGTCTGCACTTAGTGAATCTAAGTGACTCTCAGCAAAAACTGACCCATTCCACCTCAAGACTTGTCCTGCTGCGGGTTGGTTGATATTGATTAGGAGATTGGTATCATTTCCCAAGTTGGTGTATAACTCATTAATTACACCATTAAGTTTAATAGCACCATCTCTAAGACTGTCTCCAGTCCCATCATTTGCTGACGAGCCAATATTAAGATTTTGCTTAGCCATTGATAGTTACTCTTTTACAGTGTTATTTAGGTGCCATCATACCTCTGAGAGGTAGAATCATATCTCGATAATGTGGAGTCAAATCTATTTGCAAGGTTTCCACCACCGCCAGAACCAGCAACAGTCAAGACTGCAACGTTTGAGTCTAAAGGTGAATTGGTTGCTCTTTCATTTAAAGCAACTCCAAGTGGACCAATAATACGACATCTATAGCGATACCCAGTCATATACGACAATGCTGTAGTTGTATATGAGATGTCTGTAGCACCAGTAATTGCCGCAAATGCAAATCCACCATCAGTTGACCTATACCACTGATAACCAATTGGACCGTTTTCTGGCAGAAGTTGTGCTTGCGCACTGAATGTAACTGATTGTCCAGCATTTACGGTTGCATTTTGTGGTTGTAATGTAAACTGTAAAGTAGGTCTGACAGGTGCTTCTCCACCACCACCTCCACCTGTGCCAGTATCTACTGGTTTTGCTCCACTATTGATTGGCACATCAATACTTTCTCTAGTTGATGTGCCAATCATGTATGGGAATGTTGGATGGTCAACATCATCTGGATCTACAGTAAGAAAATATGCATATGTGCCATTCTGATATTCTGGAGTTATGCAGAATCTGCCATTGTGCACATCCAAGTCGCCCAGTCCCTCAACATACTGCCAGTCTTCCATCAAAGACCCAGCAGGGGGATTCTGATTGGTATTCCCATACTCGGGTCTACCAGGCGCTTCAATATCCCTAACTTCATAGGATGAAGTTATTGGTCTAGTGCCACTTAAATTATCCCAGGCAGCATCATATCCAAATGGACCGTATACTGGAAATCCATCAAAGGCAAATCCAATAATTTTGGAGTGACCATCTGGATGCCTAAGGATATCGCCGTTATACTGACTACTACCATAGTAATCATTATATCCACCCATAGCACCGTTTTCTCGCCAACAGTCAAGGAAGTGTCCATCGTGATAGTGATACTGTCCTGTTTGCTCTGGGTGTCCACCACATTGATCCCCACCAAAATTTACTGGGGAATTGTCATAGTGAGCATTCCAACTAAATCCTAGTGGTGGGTTTCCTCCATTTCCTGCACTGGGATTGAATAGCACTACGCCATTAGCAGCAATTCCAATAGCACCTAGGGGAGTTTCTAGTCTCCCATTTCTTTGGTCATAATATGTGTATGTACCAGTAGATGTCTCTTGGACTGACATAATCAAATCCAATCTATTATCCGTTGCTAACCAACATTGATTTGCAACGGATGTAAATGTAGTGCCAGTATAGAGAAACTTTCTCTTAATGCCGTCACTGAATACAAACATTAAATTGTCGCCAGGTCTGATTGATGAATTGTTACCAAACAGTGCGTTATCAGATAATGATAGACTAATGCTTCTAATGAATCCAACTTGGGTCCAAGTGTTATCATCAAAAGTCCTGGAAATTCCAAACGTGCCACCACGATACAAGAAATCGTGGTCGAAATCTTGCTGTGTTACCGAATTTGGATTAAACTGATTCGGAAATGTGCCATAGGAAACAGGAGATGGAAGTCCATCTGCTGAAACAGTTAGCACATAGGTGGCGTCGTTGTAACTGGCAGTTGCAGTCATGTTTTTACTTCTATTTAGATGTCGTCAAAGATTTGTGTTGGACTGAAGTTTGCGATTACCGTAGCACCTGTCTGGACAGTAATAATTGCCGACAGTGAATAAACTGGTGTAGCACCAGCAGCAGTAATTGCAACTCTAAATTCATCACCATCATCATTTTGTGTTGCAGCGCCCGTGCTGAATGTTCTTTGGTTTGCGCCAATAATGTTGGTCCAAACCGTAGTGCCATACTCCTTCTTCTGCCACTGATAATTCAAAGTTTGATTGTTAGATACTCTTGCAGTTACAGTGAATACTGCAGTCTGACCTTGGTTAACTGTCACATTAACTGGGTCTGAAACAATAGTGATTGTTCCTGGAGTAATAACAACTCCTCCACCACCCTCATTTTCTTCTGCATTGTAAATGTCAATACCGCCGTTAATTGGTGTTCCAACTGGTGTCACAAAATTATCTGGGACTTCATTATCGATTGCAACAACTGGTTTCTTGTAACCAACTCCAGCATTTCTCACATCAATTCTAGTAATACCCATCAGTGCCTTGATTCTTCCATCAAAACCAGTAGATGAGATAACGTCTACGTTTGGACGTGATGTATATCCATCGCCAGGGTTTGTAAGAATGGCGCCTGTCAATTGACCAGATGTGACCTCAGCAAGAGCATCTGCATTTCTACCTTTAATCGATCCAGTATACTCAAATGTTACCAGAGAGTTGGAAGATTCAATAACAGCAACTTCGCGGTTAAATTCTTCACCATCAATAAAGAGTTGGTCGCCAGCTTCAATAGGTGGCACAACTGTTGCTGCAACCACGTCAGCGTCACTACCAATGTAGGAGAATCCAACAAAAGTGCTACCTGCGCGTGGGACTTCTGAGAAGATGATTCTAGAACCAACCAACTCATAAGCAACACCTGGCTCCTGAACGATGCCATTCAAAGAAACGATAATATTGTTTTCTGGCAGAATTGTATTGGACGATACGCCCTCAGTCAATGTCAGTGAGTAGAAGAGACCATCACGCTTGAGGTTGAAGGATGAGCGCAGTGAGTCAAACTCAAAACTAATATCATCCAGTTGACGGAGTTTACCAACATAGTAACCAATGAATTCAGATCCAATCTCAGGTGGCTCAGTAAACTGAATCTTATCTGAGAATGCAATATATGAATTCCCAGCACCAGGAGGTTGCAGCACGGCATTCACAAACACAAGCAGGTGTCCTGCTGGGTCTGGGTAGTATGCTTCACCATTATTGATGGTGATATCAAATGTTGTTTGGACACCATCAAAACCACGGAAGTATCTATCGACTCTACCTTCAAGGACAGTTGCCTTAGAAACTGCAGCACCCCAACCGAAGTCTGATTTGACGCTCATGTTGTTGACAAATTCGCCAACTGCATCTTGGACCCAAATCTTAGCAGTAATACCACTTTGCTCGATAGCAACTACTTTACCATAAGATGAGTATTCGGTATCGGTGTATGAGAGGACATTTGCATAGATTGTTGGGAAGTTAGATCCAATATCAATCTTACCAATGTTATTTGTGCTAGTGATAACCTCATTAATATCAGCACCAGCGCCCACAGGTACTAGGTTTGCAATAAACAATCTATGAATTCCTTGGTCTGTGTCATTGATGTATTGAGTAACAGTTGCCACGAAACCAGGATTCTTAACTGTGGTGCCTTGTAAGAGGTATACCTCATCACCAACTCTAAATGTATCAGCAATACCAGTATCAATGATTGCAGCACCCAATTCTAGTTGATACACATTTGTGCCATGAATATACTGATTAAGTTGAATTTGAGTGCCGCTGATTCCTCTAACTTCAAGGATATAATCGGTCAAACTACCGTAAATTACATCTCCAGCATTCCAAGAATTCTCGATAGTTTCAACATCAATCGTAATACGACCACCACTATTGCCAGTCAGAGTGCCACTCTTATTCGTGTATTCTGTAATGTATGCCTCAGTTGAGGTATCAGTTTCAAACAACCACTGGTTGCTATCAAAACTACCAGACTTGATATTAAGAAGCAGTCTATCAGAAATTCCCGTAACGGTAGCAATAGTGCCAGAATCAACGCCTTCAATATCATCACCAATTGAAATAGTGCCAGTCTCTGTAATAAGATTTACAAATGTTTCTCCGTCATTATTTGTTGTTGCAGTTTGCAAGATGTAACCAGTGTTGCTAGTTGCACCTTGGACAACAACTTGCTCACCGTTAATAAAGTTATCATAAACTCCAAGCACTTCGGACACGTTATTGAGGTCGTATCTAGTAAACGACTTGTAAATTTTTGCCTTGTTTTCTTGGACAACGCCGATTTCTGCATGTGCCTGAGAAGTAACTCCATAGATAACATCTGCAGAGTTGAAACCACCAAGGACAGGTGTTTGTGATGGATCTACTGGGTAAACGATATTCTTAATATCAATACCAGACCTTCTGACAACCTGCAGAATCTGAGCACCAGTATTTGCAGTATCCACAGCAAATTGCTTAAATCTGCCATCGTGGATGTAGTGGAGACCAATCTCAAACCAAGTTGCCTCAGCATTAATTACATAGACATAATCAGTTCCTGCCAGACCATTTAGAGATGTTTCTGACGCTGGGATATACTGGAGAATATCTCCCCTACGGAAAGAGTTTGGACGATTGATTCTGACTCTATACTCAGCACGCTCATAACCAACTTCAGTAAGTGGTAAGAGAGTAACGAGAGCGGGGTCAGTATTGTAGTCAATACCCATGTTGTAGGTATTTGACAGATTCACAGCATCTGTAGATGCAATAAATGTAACCTTTGCTTCTGTTGGAAACTTAGATGCTTCCAACGCATATTCAATTGAATTTAGTGAAGAATCAACAATGAATTCTGCTGCTTCTTGGAACCACTCAAGTCTTTCAACTGGATTATATGTGGTATAGAGAGTCCAATCTGGGTCAGTATCCAGAAGATACATTACACTCTTAATATACTCTCTGACCTTAGTGAGGCAGAAGAGGATATGAGATCTGGTTACTCCTGGGAATGCAATGAAGTTACCTTCGCCATCAAACCAATCTTGAAGAAGTTTGAATGACCCAGCATTACCACCAGTAATCATGTCATATCTGCACGATTTCAGCACATTGAGTGCAAAGTCTATAGTCAGATTTGTAGTGCCATAATATGCACGAGTTTCATTAAATGCTCTGGTTGCAATTGCATTCTCATTGAAGAGAATCATGTTTGCTATCAGTTTTGTATTCTCTGGACCAGCACCTAATGTTTCAGTCATCAGACCAAACAGTGTATCAATAGCAGATACAACGTCATAGCAAGTGCCAAGTTGATACTCAGTGTTATTGACTGGTTTGAATGTTCTGGTTACATTGGTAGTAAGATAGTTGACGTTATTATTTGCTGCTTCCTCAATTGTATTGATGAGAATATCCATGAGGGTATCAATGGATGATGCTACTTCCCCACATGTGTTATACCAAGTGCCGCTTGCCCCAGACCCACCACTAATTGTGTCATATGTAATTGTTAAATCACGCTTAGCAATCTCTGGAGTATACTTAACTGGCCAAATAGTTGGCAGAGTGTAACTACGAGTAGCAACGTTGGTTGGATTTTGAATCCCTGATGTTACTTTAGACATCAAGGTGTTAATTTCAGTAATTACCGAATTTGCTTCGGTGCCAGTGTATGAGGAATCTACCAAGCGACCACGATAGTAATCCATATTGCCAGTGATTGCATATGGCCATGCCGTTGTTGGCTCACCTGCAGGCACTGCACCAGCAGTTGCTGCAAATCCACCATCATTACCACCAGACCATGCGCCACCACCTGCTGCCAGACCAGTATTCAGAGATCCTGGTGTAGTTGCAGTGCCAACAAGATTGCCGTCGATAAAGAGTCTGACTCTACCTGGACCTGTAGCAATATTACCACCAATTCTCACTTCCCAAACCAACTCATGTTGGTTTCCATCCATATAACCAGCAGCAACAAGATTTGCAACTGGAATATCCAGCTTTGCGAGACCAGTATCGCTAGTGTATGAAGCACCGCCAGTATATGCATTACCACCGTTTCCAGCACGGAATCTCAGGTAAGTGCCACTGTCACGGAAACCAATCCAGGTGCCATAACCACTACCACCACCCTCAAACAGCACAGAGTCTGTTGGAGTGCCAGATGGGAGGACAGTGATGCAGCGTGCAGTGAAGTCATCACTATTGTCCATACCAATGCTGCTATTGTCAGCATTCTGAATATTAATGGTGCCAGGTGCAAATGACCTTGTTACAATATTGTTGAATGTTGTTAAGTTAATACCAGTAGTATTGTTTGAATTTCTAAGTTGGTTTGTTGGATTTGGAGATGCATCGTAGAATCTTTGCGACCCTGCAAATCCAGAGTTGTTTGTGATTGGAGCATCCTTAATTGCCTTAATTGCAAGGTCGCGGGCTCTATTCAGAATCCAGATAGTTTCTGTAGTCTGCGATGTGATATGCTGCAGATTGCCAGAGTAATTTACATAGAATTCAGTAGCATACTGCATCCAGTTATCACCACCATACTTCAGGTTAAATACCAGTGCTTTGAGAATGTCTGCAACGTCATGGACACAATTAATTGCACCATTCGGAATTACAAGACCAGGATATTGCTGCTGTCCGTCATACACTGCTTGCTCAGCAATATAGCGAATGTTTCCATCAATAGCATCGCCACAATACTTAAAGATATTTTCTTTGGGATTTTGCTCGTAGGACTCTACAGGGACACCTGAAATACTTGTGCCAGGAATATAGTCTCTGCCAAAAGCATTTCTCATTGTCAGAGTTGTAATGTCTCTAACAATCTTAAATGTTGTTACGGATGCTTCCCACTCACTCTCAATATATCTGAGAGAATTATTCTCTGGCTCAATATACATTGACGCTGCTTCATAAATCTTGTCGTTGCAATCAAACAGCAAGTCATGAGTGAGAGCATCTAAAACATCCTTAACATCATCTTCGCAATTTACAGACCCACCTGGAATTTGGAAGTCACCAAACTTGGACAAGTCATTCATTGTTGCAACTGCTTCTTTAGCAATCAATTCCTTGTTCGCCTTGATTAAATTAGTTGCATCAATATATCTGTCGTTGCGGTTGCGAGTTGCCTGTGGGTAACCTTCATCATCGACTTCGATTGTTGTGTCTCTATATGCATTTCTTGAAGTCCACTGTGGCTCATAATAATCATCTTGTGCCCATGCTGAATATCCATATTCAGATGCAGTTGTGCCAGCATCTAACAGAAGATTGTTGACCGCAAACTGGCACAACTCCTTAGTCTTATTGAATGCATCCAGCATTGGATTTAATTCATTCTCAACAAAAAGAATATTTTTCTGAGAATCCAGATAGAAGTCAATTACATTCTGTGTTTGATATGTGCCACCAGTTGCAAGGTCCGCAATAATTGCTGGGATGATATATGCCTTGATGTCACGCTTACAAATGTTATCATCACCTGGGATATCAAGGAAATCCACAGGGTTACCAGCAAGAGTCTTGATATACTTGTCTTGAATATAACCAACAACTTCATCAGCAATGTAGTCGCGGTTTTTCCAGATTAAGATACCAGAATCTCTAAATCTATTTGGAGATGGTGCAATAACCTCAAGCATGTCAGTGGTTAACTGACGAATTTCGTCTTGGACTGCCTGAGATGCTGGTGAATCAAAGTTGTTTGGAATACGCAGTTTCTCTGTGTATTCTCCAGACAAATCATTGCTTGTAGTTGTGATGATATCAATCATGATATTGCTCACTTCATCCCAAGTGTATAATGTCTGCAGAATTTCATTACCAACATGCTTCAACTTACCAGATGTTGACAGGTATGTGCGTGCTGTATAGAGTGTATGATAGTTGCCACCATCTCTTAAGTCCTTAACCAGTGCTGCAATGATATAGTCCTTAGTATCACGCAGGCAGTAGTTAGTGCCACCATAACTGTTATTTGCTGGGTCATCACCAGGCATAATGAAGTCTGGGAATTGAGCCTTCATGCGACCAACTGCTTCTTCAGCAATCCAAGCGGCATTCAGACTGATAATATCAGCACAATCTCTGTATTCTTTTCTACCCAGGTCAATATCCTTGATAACAAAACTAAGGTCATCATAATTCACAACCTTAGTAGTAGCACTGTATACATTAATGCTTGTGAGTGTGGCGTATGTTTCTGTAGTTGACAGGATGAATGGACCTTCGCCATTGAGTCCAAGCACAATTTCAGTATCTGTATAATCAACTTGAGTTGGTGGAGTAAATGCGCCGATGTGGTCTGCAGTGCCATTCTTGACATACAGATTGTCCATGTAACCAGTAAACTGGTTTGTGGTATTGAAATCTGCACCGATATAGCAAGGAGCATATCCATAATCATTAGTATCGGCATAGTTAGACCCAACTTGGACACCATTCACATATGCTTGAAGCACATTATCGCTTCTTACAACAGAAACATGATACCAAGTATCAGCAGCAGTGAATACATTTCCACTGATAATCAGTGAAGAAGTGCCGTTATAAACTCTCAGTTGCTGACCATCCATGATAATTCTGAGACCATCAGTTGCGGTTCTTCTGAAATCAAAGAGATGCTGAGTCCCACTAATGCCAGATGGTCTAATCCATGCTTCAATTGTGAAGTCATCGGTAGCACCAAATGCAAAATTGTAAGATTCTGCAGCAACAAGATACCCTGCAGCAGGGAAGTTGAGAGACTTAGTGCCGCTTAATTCTGCTTTTTTAACAATTACACTCTGTGTAACACCACCTTGATTTGCCAAAGTTGAGTTTGTGATGTATTCGCCAATCTGCATAGCACCTGTAATTGGACCTGCATAAATCCACTTGAGACCAGCGTTAGCGCCAATCGCCTTGAAGATAGCACCGCTGGTAACACCAGTGATTTGGTCATCAAAGGCAAACAGACCAGTTGACTTATTCTTATAAGCAATCTTTGTTGACCTGATGTTTTCGCTATTGACAAAAGTGCCATCGCTGATGGTTGCAAGAGCATTTACATTATTCAAGTTACCTGCAGTAATTGCATCAACTGCAATATCGGTCAGGGTTGCAATGTATGACTGGACATCAGCACAGTTGGTAATGAGTTGGTTACTACCAGTGGAGTAGTCTGCATCGTAGGTATGACCTGGAGCATTACCACCATAAGAATCTGGGTCATTGAGAAGAGTTAGGTCCTTATAATACAGGAGGTTATTGATTGCTCTGTATGAAAGATCTCTTGCTTTCTCAAATGCAGTTATCGATTGTGCAGTTTCTCCAACCAGACCATTGCTGATAGGTGCACCAGCATTATTGAAGTAGAATTTGGTAAAGGTTACAATGTTATAGTTGCCACCCCTAGAAACATCATTTGCGATAGCATCCACAAAGTAACCAATGTCGCGACGGCACTTAGTCTCATTTGGAGAGTATTCGCCAATCTCTTCATCTGGCAACTCATCCAAGGTGCCAGTATCCAGAGCAGTGTCTACGACCTCCCAGAGCGTCGTCAGAGCGTCTTGAACGTCTGAGCATGACTGTGGGTCGGTATTGCTGGTATTGCTCCCTGCAGTGCCATATGGATCGTTTGGTGATGGGTCTGCAGTGATAGTCAGGTCTTGATATCCAGTCCAAGAATCTACAGAATTAACTGCAGAGATTGTGCCAGCCAGTTGGTTTGTAATCGCCTGCTTCATCCAATCTAATGCTCTCTCATAAGCATAACGTGTCTCTGCCGCCTGAGCGTTTACATATACCAGAGCACCAGTATCATCAAAGTAGTAAGATGTAAACTTACGAGTGTAAACATTACCACCACGGAAGATATCAATTGAAAGCGCATCTACGAAATAACCAAGGTCTCTCTTGCACTTGTTGACATCAGGGACAGATACCAGAGGATACTGGGTAATCATGTCATCGTATGACATACCAACAATCAAATCCTTATTCAGTTGAATCATTCTGTATGAATCTGAATATCTGCTAGTTGGATTGGTGTTGACATCTCCAGGGAAGTAGAAATCGGGATACTCAACAGCAATTTGTGCCTCAGCAAAGTCAATAATTTCTTGCTTGTTATCACGAATCATATTCGCAGCATCATAGAATCTATTGCCAGCACTACCATGATATGCTGTCACAGGATTTGTATAAGTTACTTTCTTATTTGAAACCAACTCGCCATCGATAAGAGTGCCATTAGTAAGGTCAGTATAGGTAACCTCTGTGCTTCTGACATCTTCAAAACTTAAGAAGTTGGCGTTGATTCTATTTCCCGAGTCATACAATTCTGTTGCAGTAATCGATGACTTGGAAATATCATCAAGGATGACGTTGGGGTTGGTGATACTCACCAGACGCTCAAACAGCAAACCATAGAAGGTGGACCCTGGGTTAAGAATCAACTCATCCACAGGATCTTCAGTTGCTGGGTCAATATAAGGTGAAATAAAGGTTACCTTACCAGCAATCTTGCTGGATGCTGAGTAGATGAATTCATTTAGTCTAATATCAAAGATGCCAGTTTCAAACTCAGCAGTGCCCGAAGTCTTACTTACAACAACTCTGTCAACTACATTACCTTCTGGGTCAATGTTAACTTCCTCAATGATTGCAGTATCGCCCTCAAGGTTTGTGATTGACTCACCAAATCTGAAGATAGTCTCAGTGTTGAGTAGAGTCACCGACTCCACCAGAGCAGAGAAGAGTGTGCCTCTAGTAATTTCTTCATTCAACTGGAATCCACTACCAGTGATGTTGATGACATCAATGTGGTTTGTGCCAGAGTCGATTACTGTGCCAAAAGTATTGGTATTTTGACCTTGTACCTGTTGACCCAGAGTTGGGAAGATACCATAGTTAGCAATACCTACTGTGCCAGAATACAGATTGATTCTGTAAATTGGAATAGGTGTAATGCCTAAAGTTCTATAGTTGACTCTAGATGCTGGTCTTGGTGGTTCGGAGAAGACAATGTTGCCACCAACTACTTGATAAGACTCTCCAGGTGCTTGAATGATACCATTCAAAGTAATCAGTAACTGGTTACTATTAACGATTACTTGCTCACCCTCAACAGTAATTGGGAATGACTTTTCAATGCCATTGAAAAGATTTGAAACATTATCAAGTTTCTTAACAATAGATGTCAAGATTTCTTCCGAAGATGTCAGGCGCTTCTTACGGAAGAGGACTTCGGTGTTATTGTAATCTGTGTAGATTGGTTGTGCTGCAGCAAATGATGTAATCTGATTAATGTTTGCATAGTTATTGATGTTTACTTCTTTAGTAAACTCAGTTGCAATTTTGCGACCAGAAATATCTTTACCACCAGTCAGTTGTAACTGACCAAACATCAGAAAACCTGCTGGGTGGTTGTTTTGCAGAATCTGATTCTTCCACTTAGTGATGGGGATATCCGACTTAATCACATAAGAGAAGTTTTGGTAGAAGAAGGAGTCCTGAATCTTTTGGACAATCTCAGATGGCTTGCCAACGTCATCGATAAACTTACCAGGGGTCTTAGTGAGTGAACCAATGTTGAGCACACCACGAGCAATACTAAGGTTATCAATGATACCAGATGCTTTAGAGATGACACCATTGACCTTTTCGCCAACTTTCCAGTCACCATTGTAGTCCACAATCTTAAGAATCTTAGGACCAATCTGCCAACCTGTGTTTGTGGATACTTTGCCAATGGCAGATGCCTGCTCCAGGGTGTTACCTTGGAATACAGTTTCACCCTCCAAGAATCTGGAAGTTTCCACCACTGCAACTGCTTTACCGCCAAAGACTTCGGTAAGCAACACTTGGCGACCACTACCCTGAGTCAGGAATGTGATATAATCACCTGCTGCAGCGGATTGTGGGGTAAGTGCAAAGCGGATTTGGTCTGGCTCAAGGGAGTTAATTTCTCCAGCAATTGCATAATAGATTTGACCCTCAACAAGAGTTGTTAAACCAGCACTACTTGGTTTTGGAAGATCACCTTCAATAGATCCAATATTATCTGCACGGAATTGGATGGCAGCACCTGTTGTAATGCCATGTGGGAAGTTAAACTGCAGATAGTTAAGGTCAAGGTTAACAACGTAGTTAAACTCAGACTTCAGGGTGACTGTAGGCTCGGATGAGTAACCAGCACCAGGATTTTTGATTTGAATCTCATTTAAACGATTATTTTTTACAACAGCGACTGCCTCAGCACCTACGCCGCCACCACCTTCAATCACAACTGCAGGAGCAGAAGTGTAACCGCTGCCAGGGTCTGTAATCTTGATTTCCGAAAGAATAGAAGTATTGAAGAGTTGCAGGTTGACTGGGAATGTAATTTCTGGTTTCAGAGTGTAGTCGTGCGAATAACCGAAACCAAACTCATTATTCTTAAGTCTCTTAATCTTACCGATATTTCTACCTGTAAGGAATACTGAGGCACCACTACCTTCTTCTGGAATAACAACAGTTGCTGAGGCACCAGAACCAGCAAGTGTGGGTCCAAGAATGCCAGGAATAGAATCAATATCAAGGGATGCAAATGTATAACCTTTACCTGGGTCTGTAACTTGAATCTTGGTAATTGTGCCAGACCCAACTTCATCATCGAAGTCCACAGTGACAATGCATCGTGCACCTTCACCATCACCTGCAATTTGGACATCATAATAGACGCCTGGGGAATATTCTGTTCCCCCATCATTAATGACAATTTTTTCAATCTGGCGGAAGGATGCAATCTCTTTAATAATTGGGAGTTTCTTATAGAAACCACCAGGAGATACCAGTTTGATGCTATTAATAGGACCAACTGCTCTGGTAGATGTTGTTGAGTAGAAGGAGTATTCCTTATCTTGGTCGTCAACACCAATCTCTGCAGAATTCTTTTCTGGCTCTCTTACGAGTGGGAATTTGAATGTAAAATCATTAACAACTTGAGCAATCTTAAATCTTCCTTGATATGGGGTTGCATAAACATCAATAAACGAATTTGCACCAACAGGAGAGTTGCTACCTGTGCGTGATGGGTCAAAATAATATGAGATATTTGTAATATCTCCAATTACCAGGAATTTTACGAATGGTGCCGCACCAGCTGCCTGGATACCTGGAGTGCCTTCTCTAACAATATTATTGAATGAATACTCCAGTTTATACTGGTTATCTTGAGAGAATGACAGATAATAACCAAAGTTTGATGGGTCACTAAGGTCAAAGTTATACTGGTGATTCTTAGTGAATCTCAGTGTTGGGTGCTTAGCGTAAATGTTGACATTGCTGATTGCTCCAGCATTAAATACTGGATCTGAAACGGCAGCATTGCGAATAGCGAAAGTAAATTCTCTGCTACCAATGACATCTTGGACAAAGAATGAACCATCAAACTGATCGCCCTGGAAACCTTCAGTGTAGATGATATCGGAGATGTTATAGAAGTGGGGACTTGTTGATGTGCAATATACAAGGTCAGTCCTATCAAACTGGGTTGGGATGATATCTTTTTCAAGGCGTGCAGTCACGCGAATTTTCTTAACAGATGGGAATCCAACGATTCTTACCTGCTTTCTTGAAGAGTCTAACTGAATGTTATTGGATCTCAGACTTACAACATCTCCTGGAATGTAACTAGACCCAGGGTGAATCTCTTCGATGAGGACGCTGTAGTTATTTCCCTGGTCATACTCCATAAATCTTGCATATGGAGAGATTTGTTCAAGGGTTTCTACAAATTCCCAAGTAACACTACCATCGGATTGGCTGCCAGTTGTGTGGACTGGGGGATTGGTGCCAGAAACACCTCCACCGCCTACTGCAACCTGATAAACATTCAGTTTCCACCAGACTCTCTGACCAACAGCATATAACTTTTGGGAATCCCACTCAGGCATGTCAAGACCAGCATAGATGGGTCTTGGGTATGGTTTTTCGGTAAGATCGATATCAAACTTACCAGCATCATCAACTAATGCCCAATCCAAACTTCCATCAGATGCAGTGCCTGATGTATGTTGAGGTGAAATGGTACCTGCGGTGCCAGCACTCTGTGATTGATAGATTCTTCTGTTTGCGTAGACTCTATCACCGATAGCGTATGTGCCACCTGCTACCCATGGTTGCTCTGCTTCTTCAGTATCGAAATACTCACCGATAATTTCATTTACATCACCTGCAGTTGTTCTGAGGCGGTCGGTAGAATTGAATGTGCCATAAATCTTACCAACTTTGTATTTGGTGCCAATACCAGGATTTGCAAGAGTGCCCTCTGGGACGCCTACAATAGTACCAAATGCTGTGGTAACACCCTGTGCGTTAAATTGCTGAATGATGCTGTATTTTGTTAAGAATGCACTTTGATTTAGTGTGAATTCCAACACATTATCAATCTTCTGGTAAGATGCATCCTTAAGATAGAATTTATTGATTACGTCGCAATCGATAATTAATCTCTTACCTCTAGGTGATGGCACCGTGGAGGTCTTAGATGCATACTGATACTTGGCAGTAGATAATGTATATGTTGTTGGGTTAAATGTGGAGATAACCTGCGACATGTCGAGGATTTGCAAACCACCAGGACCTTCTTCCCAAGCTTGGAATGCTGGAATGTTAATATTCACCCAAGTAGTTGCAGTTTCAATATCACTGAACTCCAATTCGCCATAACGGGTTACGTCTTGGAGAGTGTAACCACCTCTATTCGTATGCAAACGGTCAAACTTAACTAAAACAACGTCAGAATCTGATGTTGTAATAGCAATCTCAGACGTTGGGACTGTGTATGCATTTTCATATGGTGCAATATCATCAATTACCAAGTCGTCAATATTACCGATAAAGCAATTTGTTGTAGTTGGTAATACGGATGGACCACCAATCACAATATCATCCAGATGAATGTCATCTGTTGTCTGATAACTCAGTTGCAGGTTGCCATTAATGAATACCTCATACTTATAGAGACCCAGGGACTCTTGGCGTTTTTGGAAGGTAACATGCACCCATGCACCAGATGCAAATGCCGACCAAGAAGTTGCAGTTGTTGATGATGCTGCTAAAGTTCCATTTACATAAATCAATATCTTTTGGTAGTTGGCACTGCCAGAATCACCATCAATATCAAAACGAATTCGGTTTCCTGTTGCTGGTACAAACTCAAAGAATGTTGGTTGATGAGCAGTTGACCAAGCAGTTGTATTCATCGAGAACCATGCTCTAGCAGACCACTCGTTTGGTGTAATGTCAAACCCTGTCAGAGATGCTGGTTTTGCACCTGCAACATACTTCAAAGATCCAGTGCCATACTTATAGATGGTTGTATCCAAAACAACATTTGCTTGGTCAACATATGTCCAAGTTGCCAAATTCTGCTTTGTAAAATCAAACTCAATATCACCTACAGTATTAAATCTAAAGGATGCGAGTTGGTCTGATTGTTGACGGTTTGCTGCGATGATGCAGTCACCAGAGTTGTCAACAGTATGATTCTTAGCACTAAAACCAATATTACTTACATCTACAACTTTGGTTTCTTTAATGATAGTACCATCATACTTCAAGTAATGGATGATTGAATATCTTTCATTTTGCGACTCAACAACGTCTGCTACAATAGTGTAGTTGCCAAATACGTCAACGCTAACGTTTGCATGATTAATTGACAGGAAGGATGTATTTAGAGTAATGCTCTTTGCCCATTCCCACTGTGCATTGGCAGTTGAAATCTGGAATTTGTTGATTTGGATTTTTTCAAACTTGCTTGTAGTGCCGTTATACACATCCCAAACAAGAATACATGCACCATAATCATCAACTGTAAATTTGGGATTTCTTACTTGACCACCAATAACAGCAATCTGACGAATCCAATCAATTTCAATATTTGCACCATCAAAGAAGAATTGACCAAAGATGAGGTCATCCGTATCTTCATTTACACCAACAAAGAAGAAATTATCATCAGAAATCAGATGAATCTGGTAAAGTCTCTCAGAACCATCTGCCGATGCAATCTTACGCTTCTCTTTAATGTCACCATCAAAATCACACTGAATTACCCACATATCATCTGGGTCTGGTGAGTTGGTATCAGTGTAACCACCAATATAAATCTTCTTCTCTTGGTCTAATGCAAGAGAAGTCACATAATCTCTTCTAGTAGTGCCAGAAATACCAGCAATAGATCTTTGCCACCTCAGAATGCCATCTGGAGCGTTTGCATTGTTAAATCCAGACTCATACTGCGCTAGGAATACATCTGGACTGTATTGTGAGGTAGTTGGATTATAGGATTGACCAACCACATAGATGACATCATTTTCAAATTCCTCATCAATGACCATCTTGATGAATTCAACTCTCTTTTGTCCAGAATTCTGTGGAAGCAGATTTCTCTGCCACACTCTTGCGCCAAGGTCATCAAACTTGGCGATAAAACCAGACATATCACCATCAGACTCAGTGATACTACCGCAAATGTAGGTGTATCTATCTGATGTTGTAACTGAGTGAATGATTCTTACAGTGCTAGTTGCCTCGTAATATTCAGTTAACCAATAACGAGTTTTCTTGAATTGTTGAGGGTGTGATACGCGAATCTCTGGAGGATTTTCGGGGTCGTATGCATTACCAGAATTGACAATTTTTACTTTATTGATTTGACCAGTATTTTCAAGAATCAACTCAAGTTGACCATCTTGACCTGCTGATGTAATCAGTTCGAAGGTTGGTGGAATGTCTCGATTGTAACCAACACCACTTTGAATGATATTGATACGCTCAATACCTGCTACGACCTTTACTTTAAAGGTCTTATTGGTATTATCTAAGATGGGTGTTGAATTTACAAGGATTTCATCATCCTGACGCAATTCGTGCTCAATTTCTGTTGTAATAACACCGTAGGGTTTATCTGCAATAATTTCTTTAGTATAACCAAGAATCTTCTGTCCTTTAACCGACTCAATAAGGGCAGAAGCACCAAAACCACCAGTGCCCTCATTATCAAAGAATACAGTATCTCCAACCTGATAGGATACACCTGGATTTTCAATAACAAATCCATCAATCTTAGCATCTTCAAACTGAGTTGTGCTCTCAACTTCAATATCAACTCTAGACTCAGAAGATACTTGTGGGAAGTAATCAAAGATTTGCAGAGTTGGTTCTTCGGATAACTCAAGAAACTCCTGTTGCTCGTTAGCATCAATCAAACCATCATTATTGGAGTCTTGAATCTCAAAGATAATAGGATAACCTTCAATCTCAGTAGTTAAGACATTGGACTCTTGATTTGGTTGACGATCGACATCAATATCAACGTCAACATATGGGTCTCTGAATCTCACAATATCTGCAGGGATATTTTCCTGAGTTGCTCCTTGAGTAAAGTTCCAACTATCAGGCAGTGAGTTATATTTGGGACCAATGATGTATGGAAATTCTGCCTTACCAGCATCGGAAGCATCGATTGTGATGAAGTATGCATAAACTCCATCTGGGAATTCTGGAGTCTTACAGAAACGACCGTTATAATTGTCTAAATCGCCAGACTGGAAATCATAGAAGTAGTCATCAATAAATGATCCTGCAGGATACTCTGTCAGTGAAGGACCATCAATACGACTTGGATTGGGATTGGTATTTTCATCAAATACAATATTTGTCTTTAATTTAAAAGATGTACGCAGTCTTCTAATACCGCTATTCTGGTCAGTTGGGTCATCATATCCATATGGACCGTAAATTGGGTTGCCATCAAATGCCCAACCCAAAATTGGGGAGTGCTTATAGTTTGATGTTAATTCTTGGAACTGTTGAGTGACTGGATTGCGGAAAACATTATCACCAACTACATATCTCAACTCTTTAGGGTCAGAAAGGTGAGCATACTCACCACCAAATTGGTTATTATAACCAGTGAAAACATAACCTCTAGCAGAGTCAAATTTGGTAGAAAGGTCTGCTTGCAGGTTCTTATTCCATTCAAATACATTTGCTTGGAATACTGCGTTTTCTCCAATTGACTCCAATCTAATTGTAGTATTGCCTTGAGTGTATCCAATACCCCTATTAGTAATTTCAACGCTCAGCACTCTGCCCTTGTCTTCACCAACAGTGCCAATATTTGCCTTTGCAATTGCACCAAAACCATCGCCATTAATTACAACCGTTGGTGGTGTGGTATACCCAGCACCTGAGTTGATAATAGCAATAGAAACAATACGACCATTGATTACAATTGGTTGTGCAAGGGCACCTTCACCAGAATTTAACTTAATTGTTGGAATTTCAGTATACCCATTACCAGCACTTGTGAGAAATACTGATTCTACAGGACCCCTAACATTAGCGGTTGCTGTAGCACCAGTGCCACCACCACCAGTGATTGAAACGCTGGGTTGTGAGATATAACCTGTGCCAGGTTGCTCAACCAGGATTCTTGTTACTCTACCGCCAGTGACGATTGCTTGCGCTGTAGCACCACTACCACCACCGCCGACAATGGAGACCAGTGGTTGCTCAATATATCCACTACCCTCATTAGTAACTTCAAATGATACCAGTTGACCATTAATAACTACTTCTGCAGATGCCCCAGTGCCACCACCACCTGAAATTTCTAGAGATGGTTTGTTTCCAGCGTCATATTTGATACCACCATCAATAACATCGATTGATGTTATTGGACCAAATCTTACAAATTCACGAGACTTATAAGACCAAATCGAAACACCATTTATCCATGCGCCAATTGGAGTGCCAGGAACAATATCTTTTCTTTCTGAGATAGTTTGGACTTTTCTTGGTAGTCTGAATAGTTTGCGTTGGTTACCAGGAATCAGAGCTGAACCAGTGAAAGGACCAATTTTGTAGTTTGGAAGACCAGACGCAGCAATATAGACATAATCACTATTAAAGAATGTATTCTGAATATTGGTAGTAAACTCACTGATTACTTTATTGATAGATGGCACATCAGATTTACCTCTATTGAGGTCAACTGACAAAAGAATATTACCCTGTGGGATAATATTAGTAGGCACATTTAATTGATATGAGAATGTAAAATCGTCAATACGAGAAGTTACAATAAAGGTGCCGTTGTATACAACTGGGTTTGCACCATAAATTGTAACTTGGTCAGATACCAGAAGACCGTGAGGATTTTCACAATATACAGTAGCAGTCTGGTTATTAACACCACCAGGCTCAATAGTATCAATCTTGATGAGTTTCTTGACATTATATAACCAAGAAGAAAGTCTCTCTTCACCTTCAGCAGTTGAACCAAGGTTTGCAACTTTCAGCTTGTCTCCAGGCAGATAATATGACCCAGTGTTATCCAGAATAGTTGTGCCCGCTTCGGCAATACCCAAAACTCTGAGTTTGCACTCAATATCAGTTCCCTTGTTGGTGTAAACAAAGATATCACTGAAGATTTTGGTGCCAGGATCCCAATCTTCTACAACACCATTTTTGCTTCTGGTGCATTCGATGAATTGGTTAAGTGATTTCTCCTTATATTGGACTTCCTCTTCATCATTGATTAAGATAGTGCCATTTCTCTCTGGCCATCCGATTGTTGAGTCAACGGTGATAATCTGAGAGTCTGTATCTAATGGCTCAACGAGAGTCGTTTTATATGGAATAACAAAAGACCCATTAAGGGTTTCTTCTGAAATTGCCAATTCGTAAATTGTATCTGTTCCCTGGATGATGCTGATTACGTTTTCAATCAGAGCAGAAGCGCCCTTCACATTAAGGTCTACATTGTCTGCATATTGAATTAATTCGGAGTCAATCAAGTTATCTGGATTACCAGAAATCAATTCAGCACGAAGAATGGTGTCTACAACCCAATTAGCAGCAGATGGACTGATAATTTCATCCTTGGGGTAGTAAACATCAATTTCCTCTCCAAACATAATTTTGAAGAGGTATTGTGTAGCGAGTTTTGTGCCCTTTGAGATGTAGAAGTCTTTAATACTTTTTACAATCTGAACTGGATTGACTGCCGAGTAGTCAATCTCGATTGTTGGTAGATACTGCCTTCTAAACTTATCAAATACCTCTCTAATAAACAGAGAGTCGAGATTAATTACAGTGGTGCCAGCGAGGTGATTCGATTGACGAAGTGATTTCTCGCCCGCATAGATTTCATTGTGTAATTGGTCGTATGCAACTGGACCAGATACACCTCTAGAGCAATTCAGGAATGCTGAAGGCGAATAACCCTCACCATTTTGGAAAATGTCAAAACCAGTTACTTCACCAAATCCAACAGCAACAGATGCTCTGGCAGATTTTGGTTCTGCAATAAAAATCTTTGGAGGAAACTCTGCAGAATAACCCTCACCAAAGTTTGTAATATTGATATCTGTGATTTCCCCATTAAAAATGGTAGCAACTGCGGTTGCACCTGTGCCACCGATTGGTTCACCATATGCGTCTTTTCTGTCATCAACAATATAGACAGAAGGTGCATCAGTATAACCACGACCACCAGTTAACATCTCAATATTTGTCACTGATCCAGATGCAACAGTCACATCGAGGACTTGTGCACCGATTGGGTCGATGATGCGTGCTCTTGGGGGAGTAGTATATCCTCTACCACGGTTTACAATGGAAATTTCATACACCTGACCATCTTGGTCAACTCTAGAAATTGCTTGAGCATTGATACCACCTTCGGGTGCAGGATCAATATAAACTTCTGGTGGATTTGTGTAGTTGCCACCTCTGCTCAGGACTTGAATCGATGCATTGTTAATTCTACCCTCACTATCGATAGTTGGGTTACTAATTCTTGCACCACCTGGGTTGACAAAGGTAATTGCTGGGATGAAATCATAACCACTACCAGAATTATCAATTGTGATAGTGTCAACCTGACCAGTTGTGTCATTAACAGTTAATGACAGTCTTGCTGGAGTGCCATTGGGATTGGATGGAGCAAGAATTGTTGGAATTGGAGGATTGTATGAGGTATAACCTTGCCCACCATCGATCAGATTAATATTTTTGATACCTCCGACCAAAGATCTAGCAGTAGCACCTTTACCACTCTCTTTGCTTTGAATTGCAATTTTTGGAGCAAAATCTAAACGATAGTTGCTTCCACCATCTTTAGCGATAACCTTATTTACTTGTCCATTTGGACTTACTGCAACAACAGCAGTTGCACCACTACCATATGCAGGTGCAATATACTCTACAGAGCGAATGTGAATATTATCCGCAGACCCAATTGGGTATCTAAAGACTACTTCTTGGTTATAAACAGTATAGTCTTCATATGGCACTTGAAGTCTGCCATTCTTGTTGATAACTAGACCAATCTCTGAAGTTGGCGTATATTGTGCAGTGTTTAGTCTAAGTGGATATGACTTAGTGCCCTGCCATTCTTGCCAGGGAATCGAATCCGTTGTGATAATTTCTTGATCAGCATAACCAATCAGATAGATGATTTGAGTAAACTCTGAGTCATCAGCACCTGTGCGTGCTCTTGGTGGAATTGCGAATCTGATCTCATCACCTTCCAGGAAATAATCAACACCTGGAATCTTCATTTCGTTATATGTAATAACGATAAGGTGCTCAGGTGATGGGGGTGCTACTGGAGTGCCAAGGAATGCAAGTGGAAACTTATTTCTTACACCATCGAACAGTGGAAATGGATTTTCCAGAAGTTGCTTTTTCTTATTAAACTGAGAGAAAGATACGCCAGGAGTGATAATTGCGTCAGGACCACGAGTAACTGACTCGTAGTAAATGACTTCATTATCGATCATGATGGAACCATCTGATGGTTGGAATCCATCAATACTTTCAATCTCAATCTTGGTGTCATAAACACCAATGTCTGTCAACAGTTGGGTATCCTTTGACAGACTATCCGAATCATAGTTGTCAAGGTCCAGATAATTCAGAAGGTTGTTTAGAATATCATAAGGTCTGCCAGTTTTCTCTTGAGACTTGTAGTACTCAAAAAGAAAATTGACAAACTGTCTGTCTTCCTCACGAATGAATTCTGGGAGTTGAAATTCAACTCTGTCCGAGACTGCGATATTCTTTTGCATCTATCTTATCTGTATTATCAGAAACAGGACGTTGAAACGGGATATGTGAAGGTATCCGTTGGGTAGTCAATGATATTTATACCCGACACGTTACCAAAATTCCATCCACCAAAGTTGTTTGGATCGAAGGTGGGGATTGGGATGTCATTGATTGTGTAATCAATCGGATTAACACTTGGATTGAAAATTGTTGGGTCAACCCCAGGTGGGATGTTAATAGATCCGCCATATGGAACAACCTGAATTGGCAGTCTTTCGGAGTCGTCTGGGGTGCCTTCAATTGCCAAAGGACCAACACAGACTTGACCAGTATTGTAATCAACACTACCGACAGAAGGATTAAGAATTAACTCCTTCTCGTTTCTCTTTGTCACAAGCAAAAGATTTCCTCTGCCATCATCTCTAATAGTTACTGGCACCAAGGCTTGATTGGATTGATTTGTTGAAAATACTTGAGTAGTAATTTGTCCAGCAGTTGTGCCGTCTTGTAGTTGCAGATTTACTACTTCCTCAGAATATCCTGTAGCATAAAATGTGCCAGACTTAACAACGGAAAAATTTGGAGCACATGGGTCTCCATTACCAGTGCCAGATCCAGCAAAATCTGATGGATTGTAAAATGGGTTGCCAAAATCTAAACATTGAGTGAATACATTTCCAAAGGTAAATTGGTCAAGATTTTGACCAAGAGTCAGTTGAGTAACGCTACCACTAATTGAGGTATCACTATTGTCTAACATTGCAGCAAATTTGGACCCATCAATTCTTCCACCAAATTTATCTGAAGAATTTGTCTTATTATATTGATCAATATTCTGAAGTAACTTAGTGCCCAATTGGGACCCACTTAAAGCAGTCTGGTTGCCGTTGTAATACACATATGACTTGGGAATGACATAATATGTCATTGGGTCAATAATTACAGGCTCAATAGATGCCACGGTATAACGCTTCAGGTCATTTTTGATTTTGACCTTTGTGGTGGCATTAAGTTTTGTGCCTGTTTTGGGGCGAATTGCGATGTAGACCTTGCCGTATACTGGAGGGACCAGTTTCTCGCCCCCATAGGCGGTCACAGACGCCGCTTGTGGATAGATTTCACTAACAATGTGCTCGTAATCTGCTTCAGTAACTGCTCTATTCTGAGTTGCATATGCCCTTGGTGCTCTAAACTTGATTGACAATCCAGTTTCTCTATCCTCGCCTTGTTGGGCTGGATCGATTGTCAGCAAATTGATGCCAGCAGGGGGAACTACGCGACCATCACTATCGATAATGTTACCGATATAGGCAAAGTTGGAAGAACCATTTGCTTCAGCACCATATGTCGTCACATAACTGATGTTGATATACTCCCCATCAATCAATTTACGACCAATGATGCCATCACCAAAAATCAATCTGTATCTCAGGTCATCAGTTTCCTCTAAAAAGTAAACTCTAGATGTAGAATTTAATTCGGTTACGTTTTTGTTAAGGTTATATGTGTCAACTTCAGTTGATTGTGCATTTGGCGAGATGTCAACATAAATTAGTTGAGTATCTACGTTTTCCTGAGGAATGATGAAATCTTGTTTCCGAGTATAATCAACTGTATAGTTGTAATTCAGCAGATTTCCTTGATAAATCAAGATTTTTTCAAAAGATGCTAAACCAGTTGATTTATCAACGGGAACTTGCACGTCTCTGGTTAGGCAGAATGTATAATTATCGTTTGCATTCTCTGCAATAAAGATATCACCCTTCTTAAGAGTTGCATATTCAGGATATGAAACGTTGTCAAGACCAATTGTGGTCTGTGCAGTCAGAGAAACACACGCAACTGCTGCTTTAATTGACCTTGGAGTATAGTTTAACTGCTTTGCTACCTTTACGATGTTGTCTCTAACTGTAGCAGTTTCCAAAAATGACTCGTTTAACGCCATGTTTGCATTAAACGCTGTGTAATAGGTATTGTATGCTAGGATATCAAGCAGATATGAAGCACTACTACCATCAAAATCGTAATCTGTGAATTCTTTACGAGTTCTGAGGTATGATCTGATAGACTCCTTAATCTCAAAGAAGTCTAGAGATGTTAATTGTGAAGGAATTGCTGACATTTTAGGTCTTCTCTAGCAAGAATGCGACTGTTTGGACAAGTGTTTGACCGACGATTGTATAATCTATGGAAACTTGGATACCGTTTATGTCAGAATCGTCTTGCACATCCACCGAATCGACGATGATTCGTGGTTCTAATCGTGAGATAGTATTTCTAATTTCACTTTCAAGAGAGTCTTTAGTAAAAACGTCCCACTGCTCAAATAAAAGCCATTTTACTTTGGACCCAACATTCTCTTGAAAGGGTCTTTCACCAAACATGGTGAGGACAAGATTCCTTACAGACTGCTTTATAGCATTTTCATTCTTAACTACGCCAAAATCGCCAGTAGAGGGATTGGGATTAAACGAAACCGCTAAATCCTTGAATCCTCTACTGACGTATTTTTCAGATCTGAATCTGTAAGATGCCATTTACATCCACTCTACATAGTCGTCAAACCCATTTTTACCACCACACCATTTAGAAGAGCGATCACTGGGTGGATCGCTACGACGCTTTCGCGCCATTTTGAGATATTTATCACTTCTGGGGTCGGTAATAAGGGTCATTCCCGACTGCACAAATTCATAACCTTGGTCTACTGGTGAATTTGCCATCTGTCTCTCCGTATAGGGTCAACAGAACTTTTTGAGAGGTTGCTATCTCTGTATTATTTAGAGATTCATAGTCAACTGTTTTGCTCCCAAGTCATAATCTGTGGGGTGAGACTTGAGAAATTCTCTAAATGTCATCTTCATTTCACGTTTTGTCATTCCACAATGTGCTGCAGCATGAGGCAAATTCATTGTGGCACGAAAAAGTGCCCAAGTTGCCTCATCTACAAGCTCTGGAGTTGTCTCAACCTTGACCACGATACCTCTTTTTGCGTCCATTGCGGGAGCTTGCACCAAGGTGGGTATTTTGTGAGCGACCTTGGCGGGTCTTTTTGGGTTTGCCTGGGGTATAACCAGACTTAACGAGACCGATTTTTGCTTTTACTGCCATAATTTCCTCAGAAACCTCATGTAGTATAGCATATCTAGGTCAGGACGCAAGCACTGTTGGGTGACCCCACGCAACAACTGATGAGCAAGGATAAGAAAACCCAGGAAACCCTACTCCGAGTGGGTCTAAGATGCGAGCAATTGGTCTCTTCAGCGCAAAAACAGTCAAGGTTGTGGTTTGCACAACCCTAATGTGACCAACGCCACCGTTATCTTCGATAGTTAGTACGCTACATGGGATTGGAGTGGGGTATGCACACAAGTTTGGACCACATGGGCAGATGTAAATAATTAAATTCGTGCAAGTTGAGATGTGAAAAACAAACGCATCTCCCAAAAGCATGATGGGAATGAAGTTTACCAGCACTGTTGCACGCTCTGGCGTCACAGGAAAGATGGGAATTAGAGGAAAAGGTGGCCACCAGCATGTAAAATTCTTAATCCAGATGGTATATGGCACTGGTGGAGTGCCACACCACTGCACTGAGTGCACTGTAGATGGCAAACAGAGACCATGACCCGAGCATGGAAGTCCATTTAGGGATGCAACAGGTTTTAAAAGACCGTATGCCATTACGCTAAATCCTCAATTTCGTTTCCTTGGATAAATGGATTGTCTGTATCGCTGCATTCATCAAAATATGGGTTGCCAAAATTACGCAACATTCTGGATAATTGTGTAATACTTCCAGATAAGAAGTTTCTAACTGTCATTGTGCCGTCATATGGACCCATCATCATTACCTTCCTACCTGCCCATTTGGCGTCTGTATACACTCTCTGCGGGTCAATCGCAATAGATGCATCATTTACATTATCTAGACCAACATTTGGTGGTGTTACTGCGGGTGATATGAAAATAAATAAACCTCCACCACCTGCACACTGTGAGCAAAATGGATTGACTGTCCCAGTTGGACCTGGACCTGTAATCTCCCAGAAGCGCAATCCTGGTATTCCATTCCCCTGAGCATCCCATCCACAGTAAACATCGAGGCATCCACCCGCATTTCCAGACCCTCTTACATACTTATCCCAACAATTATGATTAGGCACATTTGTGCTTCCTGGATTTGGAGTGCAATCCACAGTAAATTTAGTGTATGTGGAGGAATCCGACGTTGTAGTAGTAGTAGTTTGACCCGTCTGTGGGTTAGTAGTCGTTGTGGAGCTTGTTTGCCAACTAAGTGTCGAAGATGTTAGTCCACCTCCAGTCAGATTATTACCCAACCAGAGTTTAAACTGCTCGTATTCGGTAAATCCATTGCGATTGTAGTCGTAAGTATTCTCATCAAGACCAACTGGCACGAATATAATATCATTCCTATCGCCTGGGTCTCTATAGCATCTCCCCTTAATACTACCCTGGACACAACTCCATGTCCTATAACCACCACTAACCTTTCTCTTTTCGGTTAATTTAGGTTTGGTGAAGGTGTCGAGATAATTCATGAATGCTGCACCCTGGGTGCCAGTAGTGCTTCCTTCAAATTCTAAAGAAACTGTAAAGGATGCTTCCATTTCTTTCGATGCACAATACTTGAAAGGCATGAATCCAAATGCTTTTTGCTTACCATCGGAACCAATATCAAGATATGCACATGGCACATCAAACCAACGTTGGACATTATACAGTCTAGGTTGTGCCATATCAAAACATTTATCACCACCCCAAGGTCCATACAGTCCTTTAGTTGAAGTTTCAGAGTATTCATCGTGTTTAATCACACCATCATACACTTCACCCATTACCTTTCGGTTGAATTCTGCAAATCCACTATTTGTAAAGAGATACTTGAAGTTCTCTTGGTCTGGTAATGACGAAATAACTCCACCAGTATACCCATCAATGTTGATACATGTCGATGGAAGATTCTGACAGAATCTAGTTTTGTCATCACCAATGTCTGCCATGCGGATATAACTGTCTGGCACAGAGACCTGACCTCCAATATTACCCTGAATCACATCAAATGCTTGCTGCACAATATTCTTCATACTGTTGGCAGCACTACCTTCAATATTTTTAAACATACCTTGGAGGTTAGATGACTGCTGTGACATGTCACCAGGGTCCTCTCCTTTGTATTCAAAGTTGTCTGGGTCTGTAATAAACACAGTTGGCATCTCATCTTGGCGATAACCTGCGCCCCCATCGACAACACGAATGGACATAATCACGCCTTCTTCATTCAATTCAGCAACTTCTAGCTTTGCTGGGCGGATTTCAAACTGGTCTCCGTCTTTATCCTTAGGAAATTTGATTCTCTTATCGTGAATACCCTGCACTTTTACGGCATCACGGATAGAATGCTCCATTGAACCATCAACTTCTGGGGTAGGAAGTGCATTAAAAGCGTCTTTTGCACCACTCAATGCACCTTCTTGCGTTTTTGCAAGGTCAGTTGCAGACCAACTATCAATAACACGGGGAGAAATTGCAGTAACTTTGGGATTTTTATACCCACGACCACCATTAATCACGTTGACATGCACAATTGCACCGTTGCTATTGACCACTGCCTCTGCTTTTGCGGTGTCTAGTGTGCGAGATGGGATTAAATGCTGTGGATCAATCTCAACTTTGTAGTATGAAATCTTCTTTGGAAACTCATACACACCAGCAAACGCTGCTTTATCGCCAATTCCGTATCCTGCCAGCACTTCAATGGTGCCACCATCCGTAGAAGTAAACTGTTGCAGGTAAGTAAACTCCCCACCAGTGCCTGTGAGGTCCATTGTGCCGCACTTTAACTCATCACCATAGTAGAGAACCTTGGCAATATCCCATCCATTGATGGTTTCTCCCTTGTTAAAGTCTCCATTGCGGGTGAGATACCTAAACAGAATGCGTGGACTATCAGTGTCAATGGTCACAAACGACTCATTCACACCCTGAGTAGACACATCACTCATCGTTATCCTGGTCCTAGTGGTCTCCCAAGAGTCTTGACGAATCTGATAGAAGTGAGAATAGTGGGCATAGTTGGGAATACAACATGGCACAGCTGCTCCAGACCCAGAAGGATTGGGACATGTAGCATTCGGACAACAGGGAATATCATTCAGTTTGTATTGAATACCAAAGATAGGACCATTCCAAGGATATGAAGTATCATACAGATAATAGAGAAACTGAGAATCATAAGAATCCTCAAATCCCAAGTAACGTGGCACTGCACCTTTAATGCTACCATTCAGTCCATACAACCATTCAAAGTTTGCTGCCTCATTAATGATAGCGGCATTATCTGGATTACCAAATCCAATCACACCAGGAGTCTGACTACTAATCCTATAGGAGAAGTATGAGAATGGACCTGTAGGTTTGAATTGATACCAACCAGACTTATCGATGCATTGACCAGTAGGACCAATCTTACCAACGTCTATGACCCTTCTACGAGGGGCGTCAGGGGCATCGTTTTTAAACAGATAACACAGAATACCTTGATAGACGTATTCCCCCTTCATTCTCTTTTTAGGGGCAATCGGACCACCAGACAGATTTACTTCCTTTGATGGGTCTACTGTATAGAAGTCATCAATACCAACACCACTACTAGCACTATAACTGCCATAGCGATAATGATATAAAGGAGTTACAGTTGTCCCATACTGTTGTGCTGCAGCAGATGAAGTAAATACATATCCAAGTGTCTCAACTGCCAAATATTGATTTCTTCCACAACCAACAGAAGGTGGGGTTGCATTCCCTACAGTCAAAACTGTATTATCTGGCCAATAAGAAAACCATACCTTTAATGGCACAGACCCAGATACCTGGCGGTCCATCACATAAAAGACACCCTTTCCACTGCGAGGTTCTTTATTGTATCCAGACGCCGCTTTTTTCCAATCCTCATTTTCGCAACCCATATCCACTTTGCGGATTTCAGGCTCCGATGTATATTTGTGGTCTCTCTTTGACCCACGATACCAACGATAAACTGCCTTGCGAGTATTACCACAATTCGCAACACAGGTTGGCTCTTGGTCACCGATATAGTGAATTGAGTCTACACCTAATGGCATAGACCCAGGACCTGCTCCCTGAAATGTAATTTGATAATCTGTACCTGTGCCTAACCCAGGTTGTGATGAGTGAGACCTATACTTACCCGATGCTGGACGCTTGAATGTAGTCTTATATCCTTGACCATCAATCGGATTCGGATAACTCCTACCAGTCTCTAACAAATACGCGGGCATTATACAGAAAAGTTATTCGATGAATTATTTAGACTCTAATCGAGAGTAAATGTCATCGAATAACTCTTTGATATTACTGTAGTCTTCATTCCCTGGAATCTTATACTGAATCATGTCAGCACCAGGAGGAGGAAGTTTTTGCACAATCGCTTCAAGGTTACTAATTCGATTCGCAAGATTCGTAATCGCCTCAGCAAGTTTACCTACACACCATGAAGTATATTCCTCTGGTGTTTTGAATTTGGGAGTTTCCGAAGACTCATCCCTGTCATAATTGTTATTCATGTTAACGCGGTTTTTACGATTTTTTTACTCTTCAACCTTTTTGAGAATAATCGACCCATCGATTTCCTCAGACCATTCTAAGTTGGTCCCCTCAACCCATCCAGTCTCTTCCAGCAACTCTTCAGGCAAAGTGATGTAACAATCGCCTGTGTGCTCATCCTCTTGGACATCTAAAACATATCTCTTCATGTCTGTGCTATTCAGTTTAACATTATCTATAATCTTTGAGATTTTGGTAATTCCATGTTTACGCCTAGTTACTCTCATCAACCTCTCTAGACCTGCCTTACAGGCGATTCTGAGCGTCTCTGAGAGTGTTATGGCAATGTATTCAAATTGCTCTGATAATGTTGTGTGGACCCTGGGAGGGTTTTTGTATCCTGGAAAATTTTTTTCAGAAGGGGGGACCCGCAGTTTCATTTCGATATAAGTCGAGGGCGTTGGGATACTGTTGTAGGTTAGCGATAGGGAAGTTTTTTATATACCCGACCCAGGGTATAACAAATAGGGGACAAATACACTGTCCCCAGTGTCATCAACTGCTCCCTACATGCACATCATAGCACATACCCTCAGCAATGCAATAGTCACAGAATTGTTGATACTGTGTGAGTGAATCATCGAGGTCTAAGTCTATCAACTGTTGTGCTAGTTGGACTTGCTCATC